AACCCCGACCTGACCCTTGGCTGGCTGCGGGATGAGACCGAAGCTGTGGAGCACCCCGCGCAGGCGGGCGTGCCGGAACTGAGCCACTACGAGACCGTGGCTGAGTACCCCAACGGCGGAAAAGACGTGCGGAAGATCATCGATCGTGAGGGTGTGCCCGCACGGGACGCATGGACGGAACAGGTACCCATTCAGAGGTATATCCTTTATACCGCCGAAGAGCTGGCAGCGCAGGAGGAAGAGCGCAAAAAGGCCGAAGCCCGGGAGAAGCTGCCCGAAACGGTGGCGGCACTGCAAAAAGAAAACGAGATGCTCAAGCAATGCTTGCTTGAAATGAGCGAGATTGTGTATGCATAAAATCACACAAAAATTAGAAAGGTTGGTACGTATGATGGCAATGTTATGGGCACAGGAAATCATGTCCGCTGAGACTTTGGAGGAAGCAAAGGCACTGTATAAGCGCTGCCCCCGCCTGCTGAAGGAGAAAGTCAAGGCGCTGCTCATCAAGAGCGGCTTTGAAGAGATCGTGCAGGAGAAGTAAGCCATGGAAAAAAACATTATGGACGTGAGCCGGCATCAGGGCACGATCAACTGGGAAAAGGTCAAGGAAAGCGGCAAGGTGGACGGCGTGATGATTCGCTCCATGGGTAACAGCGCAGAGGGCAGACCCAGTAAGCCCTACACTGACCCGCAGTTTGCCCGCAACTACGCAGAATGCAAGCGGCTGGGCATCCCCTGCGGCGTGTATGGCTACTTCAAGGCAGTCAACCGGGAACAGGCTGACAAGGAGCTGGCCTATTTCAAGAAGCTGCTCACCGGCCGGAGCTTTGAGCTGCCGGTGGCCGTGGACATCGAGGACGAGGTACAGAAGCCGCTGGGCAAGGCCGCGATGACCGACCTGACAGCTTACATGCTGAGCACGGTGGAAAGCTGGGGCGTGTACGCTCTGCTGTACACCGGTTTGTGGTTCGGCAGTACCTTCCTCTACATGGGTGGTGTAGAGCTGAAGCCTTACGATGTGTGGCTGGCGCGATACCCAAAGGACAAGACCAAAACGAAGCCGGAGGATAAGCCCAAAACGGCGTTTGCCTTTGGCATGTGGCAGTACACAAGCACCGCCCGCGTGCCGGGCGTGAACGGTAACGTTGACCTGTCCTATGCGTACAAGGACTATGCCAGCATCATCAGCAAGAAGGGTCTGACCCGTCTCCGGGAGGGCGCATGAGCGAAGCAATCGTCGTAGCGCTGATTACCGGCGTGCTGGGGCTTTTGGGTACCATCTACGCCAACAACAGGGCGGCAAAGGACATGGATGCCAAGCTGGAAAAACAGCAGGCTATCATGGACACAAAATTGGAAGAACTGACCCGGGAGGTGCGGATGCACAACAATTTTGCCCAGCGCATCCCGGTGATGGAAGAACAAATCAAGGTGGCAAACCACCGTATTTCTGACCTAGAGAAAGGAACATAACACATGGAAGCAATGCTTAACTTTATCCCCGCACCTATCGCACTGGTACTGATGTTCATCGGCTTTGCCGCGATGGCCGTTGGTGCCATCCGGCTTGGCTACAAGCAGTACGTCAAGCAGTGGGCGCTGGAACTCGTGACCATCGCTGAGGACAGCATCATGGGCAGCGGTCAGGGTGCCAAGAAAAAGGCACAGGTCTTTGCCGCGCTGCGCGGCGCACTGCCGGACTGGCTGAAGCCTTTCATTACCGATGAAGTGCTGGACAGTGTGATTGAAAAGGCCGTCAGCATGATGAAAAAGGCACTGGCAGAGAAGAAACCTACCATCAACAAGGAGTAAAGCATGATCGAGCAAAGCGTATCTCTCGCATCCAATGGCGTCGTCAAAGTGCCGGGCTATGAGCAGCTGGTGCGCTTTGGCTACACCAAGAACCGGGGCGTGTACCGCCTTGCCGTCACCGCCACCGGCGAGTGGGCAGGGCTGGCTATCCGCTGCTTTTGGCACGTCCCGGACGGCAAAGACCCGGCATCCTCGCTGGTGGTGGACGGCTATGTGGACGTGCCCGCCAGCGTGACCTCACAGCCCGGGAGCGGGTGCATCACCTTTGAGGGCAGCGACGGCACAAAGACCGTCACCAGCGCAGACCTGCGGTATCGCGTGAGTGCCAACTCAGGCACGGAGGACGGCACTATGCCGGAGCCTGGAACCCCTGTCTGGCAGCAGCTGGTGGATGCTGTCCACGCCGATGCCACCGCCGCAGAGCAGGCCAAGACCGACGCACAGACGGCAGCACAGCAGGCCGGGGCATCTGCCAAAAAGGCCGGACAGGCTCTCTCTGACACCATCATCGCCAAAGAGGACGCACTGAAAGCCATCGGTGACAAGCAGACCGCCGCCACGCAGGCTGTGGATACAGCCCGGGACAAGGCCCTCAAGCAGGTGGAAGCCTCCACAAAAGCCGCACAGGCCTCCGCCAGTGAAGCTGTCACCAGTGCAGGCAGTGCCAGCCAGAGCGCTCAGGAGGCCGCTGACAGCCTGCAGAAGCTGAAGGAAGGCATTGCCGCTGGTGACTTTAAGGGCGAGCCGGGCCCAGCAGGTCCGGCTGGCCCGGTCGGCCCACAGGGTGAGCAAGGCCCTAAAGGTGAGACTGGCCCTGCCGTAGCACTGGACACTACCCTCTCCATCTCCGGCAAGGCTGCTGATGCGGCAAAGGTGGGAGAGGCGGTTGGTGAGTTAAAGCAAGATAAGCTGGATAAGCCTACTGCTCCTGTGGTTGGGCAGGTTTTGCGGGTGAAGTCTATCTCTGATACTGGCGAAATCACGCTAGAAACAGTATCTGGCGGGCTGCCGGAGGGTGGCACAACCGGGCAGGTGCTGGTGAAAAAAACGGATGCTGAAGGAGACTGCGCATGGGTAGACCCGCAAACTGCCACCGTGCGTACCTCTATGGACGATGTGGCTTTAGCAGGTGCAAAGTACATTTTGGGAGAGCAGGCCGCGCTGTCCATTACCATGCCAACTGATGCGCAGACCGGGCAGGAAATCATGGTGGTCTTTAGCAGCGGACAGACCGCATGCACTCTAGCTGTGGACTTGGATGATTTTGATTTTGTGCCAAAGGCTAACTCCATGTGCAAAATTGTGTTTTTGTGCGTGGCTGCGGATACTTGGCTTGTGGATGCAAAGGAGGGGTAAGAAATGGCAAAGTCCGTAATGCTGCATGAGCGTACAGCAAAACAAAAAAAGCTCAGACTATTACGCACGGTCACGCTTGAACAGGATGCAAAAAGTGTTGAAATTTCAACGGATTCTGATGGTGTGGCTTTTACATGTAGTAAAATTTACATTGAAGGAACGGCTATTTTTGATGGCAACGGCAATCTTGCACTCGGAGCGATATCTAAAAACGGCACGAATACAAATGTTGGATACAACGAGCAGGTCGAAGGTGGATTTTTTGGCAGTGTCGTTAAAAGTGGTAAAAAGTTTGCGCTTGAGTTAAATGACGCATTCTCCTCGGAAAGCAGTGGAAAACAAAAGTTGAAACTCGTCGGGTATACGATGGAGCAGTTATACGGCCAAAAAGTAATCTATATCTCAAACCAAGCTGTAAGATTTTACGGCGGTGGCATTATAAAAGTTAATATCAGAACAAGCAGTATGTTTAAAACCGGAACGACTTTTTCTTTTTATGGTATAGATGAGGAGTGATATTTTATGTACGCAAAACTCAAAACTGATGGCCAGATTCAAGCTGCACCTAACCCGCTTCGCATTGTCGTGGCAAACCCGTCTGATGAGGTATACGAGCAGTGGGGGTATCACAAAGTTGTGGAAACTGACCCGCCGGAGTATGATGCGATGACACAGCAAGTTGAGAGCCACTACGAGATGCAGGCCAACGACATTGTGCAGGTATGGACCGTTTCCGAGATTCCTGCCGATGGTGCGGAAATGGCTGACTGAAGGAATCTTTATTTCATTTAAAAGCAAAGCACGGCATGACCTGACCCTGCGCTCCATCAAGCGGGAGATTTCCGCAAGACGTGACGTGGCATATTGGCTGGACAAAGCGTACACCCATCTGGACAGCGGCTTGCTGACGGAGGACGAAATCGCAGAGGTGGAAGCCCTTGCGCAGTCGTACTACGATGCTCTGGATGCGGAGGACAAGGCGAACGCTGAGGAAATCACACTGTAAGGAGGCAAAAAATGTTTCATTATCACTACATCAAAGTCATTGCTGATTCCGAAAACATGAGTACGAAAGAAATCACTTCTGTTCTGCAAAAATACTTTGCAAAACAGAACGATGGTTTTTACCTCGAAATCGACCTGGATAACCATGCCGCTGATTTCGATGGCAGCGGAAAATGGCTCATGCGGTTGGAAGGAAATATTTTGTGGCTAAATGGCGAATACGTTGCGCTCAGCGGTGTGCAACAAAACAGCCCAGACGATAGCTGTATCGTCAAAATTTCCACAATTCGTTATCTCATTGTTCACAATAAGGAGTGATATCATGGCAAGCACTACATACGAGCATTTTGTTGACCTCAACAAAATGTACGCCGCACAAGAGCAATTTCGGCACGTCACGAAAATGGTGACAAAACGTCACCGGTTTGCCGTGCTTGGCAATATGGTGCGCAACGCCGGACAGCTGCCACAGCCTTTCTGGCTCGGTGCTGCCTGTGGCGGCGGCTCGTGTAGTGCTGCCACTGTGCCTGCAAGGGCTTGACCGACAGCAGATGACCGCCGCCATCAAAAGCGCACCGCTTGGGAGGGTAGACCGTAAGATAGCCTTACTGCGGTACGTTGAGCGGCTCCCGCTGCCGGACATTGCAGCACAGACGAATTACAGCCGGACGGCGATAAGCTACCGGCTGAAAGGTATTGAAAAAATGCTTTGATAAACAAAAACCCCCGGTGTTCCGTTTGGAACATCGGGGGTTTCTTTATGCGGCAATGTGCACAGCCAAAACCGCATCGTGCAGCATTGCTCTTGCATCAATGCCATATACTCCGGAAATGGAATCAAGACTGTTCTCGCTCCACTCCCAATCAATGGCGGCATCGTCCATGCTACCGTAACAACCGCCCCAGTTGCGGCCATCGGTGCTGGTTACATCCCAGAAAACGCGGGTGCCAAAATCGCCGCAAGACAAATCGTCCACGGTGATGGTGAGGTAATCCCCGTTTTCGAGGGCAACCATGATGCCCCCGGATGGCTGAGAATACCCTCCACCATTGTTGGCGGTGTTAGGGTCTGCTGCTGGGTTGCACTCAAAAACCCAAAAACTAACCATATAAGCATCCATGACAAATTCTCCTTTCTTTAAGGGTTTTCTTCCCTTATTATACCACAGCCCACGGATTTCATCTGATTAAGGACATTCAATTATTTATCCTTGCAAATCTTCCGGAGACACATTGCAGGCCGCAGCAATTTTCTTGAGCGTGGTCATCCGCGTAGGCTTTCCGGCTTCTGCGTGCTGGATTGTCGCGGTAGACAACCCGGTCTTTTCCGACAGTGCACGAATGGTCAGACCGGCGCTTTCCCGAGCGGCCTTAATTTTGCCCGTGTCCACACCAAGCGTTTTGTAATCAGGTGACATATACCCAATTTGGAACACGCCCTGCTGCTGCATCGACAATGCCTTGAGCGCAAAGCTGCTGTCAATGTCCTCGATGTCAACGTCCTTCAGGACGTAGGAGCAGGCGTTGTCCAGCTCCGGTGTCATCTTGTGGAGCTTGTGCGCCAGCGTGATTTTCATCATCACGCCGCGTACAGGAAACCTCTTAGCGTTGTCAAAGTCTGCCTGATTTGCATGGTCAGGGGTGCAGGCTTCGTCCAGCAAGCGATACAGCTTGCCAAGGTTGCGGATAGTTGTGTTTTCCATATTTGTTTTCTCCATTTGTTTTTTACTGTACTGATTATACCACAAAACTGATACAAGTGATACAAGCATAGTCACCAGATTTTGCCTTATTTTTTTGTTCGTTTTGTATCAGTTGTATCAGTTTATATTTGTCCTTCGTTTGGCGTTCGTTGTCCTTCGCTTTTTGCCGGTGCGGTATACTGGGCGCAATAGGAGGGATGTATTATGAGCTATTACCCAACACCCGGAGCGCCCTATGTTCCGCAACAGCCTGTCAATCCTTACGGCGGCATGGGCACAGTTGGGCTTTCCACTCCACTGCCGAACACGCAAATGCAGCAGGCTCAGCAACAGCGTCCGCAGCCGATGAATGGGCAGCAGCCTGTTCAGCAGTCGGCGCAGGACGGCGGTTGGCTACTGGGCAGGCCTGTTTCCAGCAGGGAGGAATTTTTGGCGATACCGTCCGACCTGTACGGCAGACCGACCTACTGTCCCGACCTGCGGAGTGGCGTGATCTACTGCAAGCGGCTGAACCCGGACACCTGTGAATCCTATGTACAGGAGTTTTACAGCCCGGAAGCGTGGCGGCAGATACAAGCGCAACAGGCACAGCAGACCGCTGCACCGACACAGCAGTATGTGCCTGTTGAAGAGTATAACGCCCTCGTCCACAGGCTGGATGAACTGGAAAAGTGGCAGAAGAGCTTTTCTAAGCCCGCTGCCGCAGCGAAGAAAGGAGAATAAGTGATGCCATCTCCGTTTGATATGATTACTCACAGCCCTATCATGCAGCTTGCAAATCTGGCTCGTGCCGGGCAGAACCCGATGGGGCTTATCCAGCAGTTGAGCGGGCAAAATGCTCCCATCATGCAGGGCTTGAACCTGATTCAGGGCAAAAACGAAACGCAGCTTAGGACGATGGCGCAGAACCTCGCCAAAGAGCGTGGCATCGACTTGAACCAGCTGGCAAGCGTACTGAATTTGACGCTTCCGAAGTGAGGAGGTTCTACAATGGACGATATCGAAAACAGCCATTCCGAAAAAGATTTTGACATCAACAATCTGTGCGGCGATGACAAAATATGGGTTCCTTTAATGCTCGGCTTTATTTTTGGGGCTGCCAGCAAAAAGTGGGACGACCCGAAAGATAAAAAGGACAATCCTCCAAGTTAACTTGATAATCCCCAAATAAGCATTTCTCTAAGCGAAACGCTTCTCAGTTTTGCGGACTTGATAAAAACCGCTTTTATCTGGCTTCGCCCATCGCACACGGCGATGGGATAGCATAACGCAAAACTGAAAGGAGTTTTGTTATGGACGATTTTGCAACTGGCTATCTGGCTGGGCAGGACGGCGGTAATAACAACGGCGGATTCTTCGGCAACGAAGGTCTGTGGGCTGTTATTATCCTTGCTATCATCTTCGGCTGGGGCACAAACGGCTATGGCCGGAACGGTGGTGACAACGGCATGAACGCCTACATTCCCTATTTGGTGGGCACCGGCGCAACCGGTCAGGGCGGCGCAGATACTCGTGCGGCTTTGTCTGAGGGCTTTTATCAGCAGGACACCTCTCGCTCTCTGGCTGGCATCCAGAGCGGCATCTGCTCTCTGGGCTATGACCAGCTGGCACAGATGAACGGCGTCAACACCAACATCGCAAACGGCTTTGCTGGTGTGAATAGCGCCATCTGTCAGCTTGGCTACCAGAACGCACAGCTCGTGAACGGTCTGGAACGCAGCGTGTCCAACGGCGACAACGCCATCAGCCTTGCCATCATGCAGGAGGGCAACGCACGTCAGGCTGGTCAGACCGCTATCCAGACGCAGCTGGCATCTTGCTGCTGCGAGAACAAGCAGCTCATCGGCGACCTGAAGTACACCATTGCACAGCAGGACTGCGCTACCCGTCAGGCTATCGCAGACAACGCCCGTGCCATCGTGGACAATTGCAACGCCAACTTTCGCAGCATGATGGACTACTTCACGCAGGATAAGATTGCCACTCTGACCGCTGAGAACCAGAGCCTGAAGTTCGCCGCTTCTCAGGATCGTCAGAATGCGCTTCTGACCACCGTGATGTCCCAGCAGACCGATACCATCCTGAACCGGGTCAATCCTCGTCCGATTCCCGCTTATCAGGTGGCAAATCCCAACGTGGGCGTGAACTGCTGCGGCTGCGGCTGCTAACCCACACACTCCCCGATAACACCGGGTGAACCATCGGGGCAGGGGTAAGACACCTCTGCCCCTGATTTTTTAGGAGGAAACTACTATGGCTTGCAAAACAAGCTGCAAACTCTGCCCGCACTTGGTCATCAGTCAGGCGGTCACGTTCGCCAACGACACACTGACCATCAACATCCCTGCCGGCGCATACCAGAACGGAGAGAAGTATTGTATCGTTGTTGCTCAGAGCTTGCCGGACACGACCACCATCAATGCACCTGTGGTCATTACCATCGGTGCAGGCACTACCGCATACCCTCTGACCGACTGCAACTGCGCTCAGGCGACCGCCGAGAGCATCCACACTCGCACCCGCTACGCTACCCGTGTGGCAACGTCTGCCACTGGCACAGGCACGTTTAAGTATCTTGGTTGCTTCTGCCGCTCCCACGCCGGTGCGCCTGCGTCCATTTCCTAAGGAGGTATAGATTATGGGCAAGACTAATTTTCGCCGCATGATGATGCTCCGCGACCACGACAAAGGCCGTGAGCCGGAACGTGACCGCCTTGAGGAAGAACGTGACCGCAGGGAACGTGATCTGGAACGCCGTCTGCGCAAGCTGGAAGATGGCAGCGACCGCTATCCTTACTATCCGCAGGAGGAGAACCGCTACATCGACCCCTACCCTATCCCCCGCTACCCTGACGTAGAGTATGGGCGCAAGATGCCACAGATTGGCTTCTCGCAGAACGGAGACTGGGACAAGCGGTCTGGGCAGTATGAACATGGCGGTGTGGACAGCCGTTCCATCAAGATGCCGCGCAAGCACCTCACCCACGATGAAGCGGAGGAATGGTGCGACAGCATGGTAAACGCTGACGGCACGAAAGGCTGTCACTGGACGCTGGAACAGACACAGGACGTTGCCAAGCAGCGCAATATCACCTGCGACCCGAACGATTTCTGGGCTGTCATGAACATGATGTACTCGGATTATTGTCAGGTCGCAAAGCGTCAGTCCGTTGACACTCCGGGCTTCTACGCTGACATGGCAAAGGCGTTCCTTGAGGACGCAGATGCCGCAGACGGCAAGGCATATCTCTACTGGGATTGCATTGCTGACAAGTAAAACAGAGCCCCTGTGTAGTTTTTAACGGCTACACAGGGGTTCTACTATTTTAACTTTAGAATTTAGTTTTTATCAGACTCGGCTAGCTGAAGTTGTTCCAACGAAAACGAAAGTCTTCCACCTCCGCAAGAAGTATCAAACTCAACAATGGCAGTATCTCCGTCGATTTCATCGATAATGCCTTCGCACCAATCTTCAGCGTAAACTTTATCTCCAACTTTCATAACTACTTACTCCTTAAATCTCAGCTTTTATCGTTGCTCTGCATAACTACAGAAATCATCAGGTTTTGTATACGCAGGGCTGGAATCATCTAGCGTGAAGTGAGCACAACTACACAGTTCTCCTTGTTTGTCCCATGTGTTCCATAAATCACAGTTCTTACACCGAATGTCCGCAACGGTATCTACAGAAGGAGCTTGTTCCTCTTTGCTTCTGTGCTTGTGTGGCTTATATGTGCGCACAATCTCTCCCCCCATCATTCCCAAAGTACAGATTTGGCTTTTATGTCAAATAAGTCTTGCGGATGAAATACAAGGCTTTTATCAAGCTCAACTATGCCAACGATGGAGAATTTGCCGGAGACTTCTCGCTCGATTTTAGCCTTTGCTTCTTCTTTGTTGTTTGCAAACAAGACGAACGGAGCTTGAAAGTGTCTGCATTTTTCGTCGTCATCGTACTGGATTTTGACCCAATAAAAGTTTTCACCCCCTACTTCTTTCGGCGTTAAGTATTTTTTTACACTTGAGACATCGTAAGTGCAATACCCGATACACTGCGGGTTTCCGTATTTCTCCATAAAATTGTCGTTCCCAATACGAGTTGTCAAAACCATGTGAACGTCTTTCCAACCAACACGGTCATTATTGACCGGTTTATCGTCCATAACAATATTGTCAGGGTCTATCACTTTCTTGCCAACCGCCAAATTCCAATTATTTGCAATATAATGTGTCATCTGATACCAGTTGTCAAATGCTTTTACTTCTTTCATGGCATCTTCCAAAGAACCACGATGAGGTCTATAAACAATCATACGTCAATCCTCCAAGAAATCCTCCAGCTCAATCTTTCCGTCTGCCGCCGCAGCCGCTAGAGCGTACACGAACTGTCCAATCGTCATTCCGTGCCGTCTGGCTTCACGGTTGATGTACTTGCGTTCTTCCTCGCTCATAAGGATGGTAATGCGCTTAGAACGCTTGCCGTCACCGCTTGCAACGCCCTGATGCGATTCCGGCATCGGGATTTTTTTCTTTGTCAAGCCGGCTTCAGCCAGTGCGCCGGGAATATCGCCTTGTTCGATAAGCCGTTTAACTTCCTTCGCCTGTTTCAGTTTCTTTGGCTTACTTTCGCCTAACATGGCATCACTCGGCCGACTTTTGCTGTCTTTGGCTTGCTTCGGCTTAATAGTGCTTAATTCCGATTCACTTGGCTGTGCGTGGCTGTCTATGGCATCACTAGGCTTAATTAGTGCTTGTTCGGCATTATTCGGCTTTGCTTGGCTTACTTCTTCTTCCTTTGGCTCACTTCGGCTTAATGTCTGCTCCGAAAAAACAGGCTGGAAGTCAAAACCGCCCAACAAGCCGGATGTTTTTTTGCTGGTTGATTTCATTTTTCTTCCTCCATTTTTGCACCACATACTGGGCAAAAATTCCAAATCCACTTGTCGAAATCGCTTTCGGAAATCATACCACCACAATTACTGCATTTGATTGCTTGCTCTGCATGGCTGTTATCATAATCGTCCTGAATAATAAAAGTCAAACCCTCTGGACGTTCCCATGTTGCTTTTGGCTGTAAATCTTGCACATCAGCATTTCTTAACGCTCTTAACCTTTCTAACGCATCTTCCAACGCTTGATTGTCACCTTCTTCAAGAAGTCTGTTTCGATAATATTCCATCAAGGGAGCAACGTCTACAATCTTCTTACTCATTTTCTTCTCCTTTCACAATCATCTGCGCCAACGCCTTAAAATCCTCTGCGCTGGTACTTTTTGCCGTGTCACCGTTAAACAGGCTGTGCCGCTCTGCCTGCGCCTTACGAACGCCCATAGACGGTCTAATCTTCACGTCCAACAGCCTTGTTCCCATGCTCTGTGCAATCACAGGAAGCTGCTCCACGACCTCTTTGGACAGGTTCTCACGGCTTTTGTACTGGTTCAGAAGCAGACCTTCAATCTTCAAAGTCGGGTTGAAGTATCTGCGAACGTCACCAATGGTCTGCGAAAGCTGGCTCAAACCAGCCAGTGCGTAACGGTCGGCTGTTATGGGCACGATGATGCTGTTGGCGGCGATCAGAGCGTTTACAAGCGCAAGACCGAGCTGCGGGGGAGTGTCCAGAACGATGTAATCGTACTGTGCAGACACGGATTCCAGTGCTTCACGCAGCCGGAAGTTCTTACCAATGTCCCGGACAAGCTGCTCGTCAATGTCCTTCAATGCACTGTCTGACGGCAGAATGTCACCAGCTTCACAGTGCTGGATTCCTTCTTCTACCGTACCCTGCCGCGTCATTACATCGAACAGGGTACAAACATCCTCTGTTTGTGCGCCGTAGGTGTCCGTTGCGTTGCACTGGGCATCGCAGTCTACCAGCAGAACTTTTTTGCCAAGCAACTGCAATGCGCCAGCCAGACAGGTGCTTGTGGTAGTCTTCCCTGTGCCGCCCTTCTGGTTAGCAACAGCTATGATTTTTGCCATTTTATCACTCTTTCTTTATTCTTTCGGTGGTTCTGGTAAAGGCATCCAATGTGTCACGTTGCAAGGAAGTTCACTCCCCGTTTCCAACCAATACCCACCGGATGACATGAATCCAAACATCATATCTGATGCATCGTCAAAAACAAGAACAGGCTCGCCAATAGCTGGAAGCTCGTCTTTCACACTTATCCACGCCGGATATGTGTCAAGCGCTTCAAAGCTATCTGCGTCAATAGAATCAAGACAAGTCCCAATTCCACAAAGATACTCGCTGTCATTCGGACGGTGAAGCGCTTCAACTTCGTTGTAATGGTTTTGCAAATAATCCCTTAGCTTGTCTGCGTCAATCAGTCTCATACCTTCTCCTTTCTGCATAATGTGCTGCATCTGACTACTCTTGCAAGACTTCAATGGAATAGAACGCTGGCATATACCTGTCTACGATACCTGCCTTGTCCACGCTTCTAATCAGATAGCCAACAGGTCTGTCGGGGAATGGTGTTCTGCTTAAAGACAAGATGTCCTTATACGCTGCCTTCACCGTGTCGTAAACCGCTTCTCTGCGTCTCGGCAGCTTGATTTCAGGATGCTCTTTCTTCATCCATTTCTCAACTACCTTCGCCACGTCAATGCAGTCTTGCTTTTCCAGCTCGTCGCACATAGACCAGTCAAAGTCCTCGTATCCGCTTCTGCGTGGCTTTCTGGCAGCTTTTTGAGGTTCGGTAGATACTTCGCTTGCCTGAGCTTCAATCAGCGTCTCAGACGCTTTAATTTTGGGCTTGAACTTGACTGCCACAGCCTTTCGCGCCACAAGAACTAGTTCATAGGTCACCACGATGTCAGACACAGCATTGATTTCATCTACTGCAACGTCAAGCACTCGTTTGCGGAGGTTCTTGTAAACATCGTAGCTTGCTTCCATCGCACCAAGCTGTTCTCTCAGTTTTTTCAGACTGATTTCATGCGGCTTGCTGTCCATGTTCATCCAGTCCCGAAGAATCGAATAAAGCAGAATACTGTACTGTGATTTCATCCGTGATGTGTAGCGTAGACGATACCGAACGTACCCACTTTCGGCAATGTCAAAGAAGATAGGGCGAAGGTCAGGGTTGCAAGTGATTGCCACAACATAAGACCTTGTTTCTGGCACATAGTCCAGTTTTGCCCTTGTGAAAAGGACAAAGCTCTCAAACGTTCCCTTCTCTTTGTCAATGGGAATCGACACCGTGTTTCCCAAAAAGTGCTTAATCTGCGGCTCAATCCTTCGTGCATCAAGGCTTTTCAGTCCGAGCAGGTCTCTGTACTCTGCCAATGAGAACTCCACACGGCTGCTGTTTGGGTCTCTCGGGTTTATTCTTGACAGGTAAACCTCTAGCAGCCGAAGCTCGCCTGCCGTGTAGTCCCTAAACTTTGCCCACACAAGAGATTTGCTTTTTTCGACAAGGTTGTTGTCGGATATTTTTTGCATCTGTTCGCCTCCTTTTCTATCCTAAAAGCAGTATATCACAGTTTGGGGGACAAGTCAATACATTCTGTCCCCCGTGACTTGTCTTTTTGTCCCCCATATGGTTGTCAAAATGTCCCCCATGACTTGTCAAAACGTCCCCCATGCTTTGTCATTTTGTCCCCCATCTACTTATTATATATTAAACAAGAAATAAACAAGAGGTTAAATATCATCGTTAAATAGGCGATGACGATAATTTTCAACAATTTCTTTCTTTTTCCATTTCAGTTTGTTGATAACTCAACCTTCCATTTGCTGAATAAAGTCTTTCCAGCAATGATTAGTCTTATCTAACGTGTACAAAAAGTGGATGAAAAACTTTTGAGCCGGTATTATGGGGGACGGATTGACAAACCACTAAATTGCAAACAACAAATTAACGCTAATCCGTCGCTTATTCCGTGCGAATGTTGTTGATTTACAGCCCATGGGGGACGGAATGACAAGGTGAATTTTCCCCATAGGTGTACAAAAAGTGGATGAACGTGGACAAAATGTTCTTCAAAAACAACGATAATTCGATAATCAACCACTTATATTATTCGGATTCACAGTGTAAGAATCGTTGGACTTCATAGCAGCTTCCGTTCCGGCATCTTGCGCCTGATAAAGAATTTCCATCTTCGGGGCAGTTCCGTTCGGGTCTGGGTCGGTTTTGGTTGCCTGCGCTATCTCATAGTTACCGGATACCATCCGACAGACAGAAACCCTGTCCTTCAACGGTGTGTGGAGGTTTGCTAGAACCTCCGTCAACACGCCGATGTGGTCTGAGCCGTGATCTCCGTACCGAATGTACAACAAGGCATCTATCTCATAGGAAGAACATTCCATCATGGCATCTATGAGAGTCTTGCGCTTTTCCATGTCGGAAAGGTCGTCTTCCAGATGTTCTAGCAGCCCCGGATGAATGCAAGCGTCCATGTATCGAGCCACCGATACGCCGCAGCAGGTGAACCAGCGCATAGCCATTGGCAGGGAGATGGCTGCCAGACCTTGCTCCCAGTTGGCAATCGTGCCACGATTCACGCCCATTCGTGCGGCTAATTTCTGCTGGCTTAAGCCGGAACGTATCCGTGCCATCTCTAATGCTTTGGCCGTTCTTACCAAATATTCATCCATAAATTCCCACCCTTTCAACAAAATCCGGCAAAACTGCTGGATTCGACAAGCCAAAAAATGGAAAAAGCTGCTATGGAGAACCAACAGCAGCCTGTGTTATAACTGTAACATCGAAAAAATAATCAAGCAGGAGGTAACAACATGATTATCATTGACGGGATGCCCGCATCTGAACCTACCGAAAGCAGAACGCCAAAGCCGTGGGAGGGCTAGTCTATGAACCAAATCGACACCATGCTTATACCCTATGCCCGCCAGACCGCCTTAAAGCTGGTCTACAACCTTGCAAACAGCAATGCCGATAAGTTTGCTTACGAAGAAGCAAAAGCTGTCCTAGAGCGTGCCGTAGCCGCCTTAGATAATGGATGTGACCCGGCAGAGAACATCGAAAAAATTAACGGGCAGTTCGTAGAACTGTGATTGGAGGAAAGATGAATAGGCGTTGTCCCTTTTGACTTGAACGCTCGTGGCTTCCCCGATGTAAAGTAACGGATGCAAAGAAAACGTTCGATTTTTACGAAGTTGTTCAAATTGTATTGACTATACAACCAGAAGAAGTATAATCATATCAAATGAAAATTCGTATTTACTGATCGGGAGGATATGCTGCAATGAGCGAACAAGAAAGAGCTAAGATTGACAGGTTTATCGCATGGCTGTTGGAACACCCTGATAAGATTCCGGCAGCGGAGCAAGTCCTAGACCTAGAATAACAGAAAACCCCTTGCACAGAGCTACACCAGCCCGGCACAAGGGGTTTTTATTTTACCGGGTCAGAACCAGTTCTTTTTTCGGTTTCTACGGTAACGATATTTTCTGCTGTTGCCATATAGTACACGGTCATTGCCTTTTAATAAGGCCTGCATGAACCAGAAACAAAAGGCGCATCCGCACAACAAGTAATACACGGGCTTTCCTCACATCTTCTCGATTAGGTTCATCAGCGCTTCACGCTGTTCTTTCGGCATAGATTCGAGTTTTCTTCTAATCCGCTCCACTGCTGCATCAACTTCACTTTGCGGCTGCTGGGGCGGGTTTTCTTTTTGCACGCCAGTGAGAAGGTAGTCTACAGTAACACCAAAGTATTGTGCTAACCTTGAAGCGTTATCGGAAGACGGCTTTGGGTCTTCGCCTTGTTCATACTTCTTTTTCCAGTAAGACCAAGACGATTTCGGCAGTCCAGCATCAATAACGGCTTTTGTCGGTGCAACATTCTTTGAATCGCATAATGCGAGGAAGTTGTCAAAAAACATATACTCAACCTTCTGTTCTTGTGCAAATTGCCGAAGTTCAACAAATTGAGCATAAGCCCTTGTAATGTTCAAAGAATTGTGCTTTAATAGTGCTATCAGGTTCAAGAAATTGAGCACAATTCCAATCGAATACAAGAGCAATGATTAAATGCTTGAACTTTGTTGACAACATTATATTATCACACTTTTAGTCTTTGTTCAAGTATTTGTACAAAGAAAGGGGAGAGAAAATTTGCGTCCAGAGTGGACGGGGGATGTTATTGGAAAACTTCATGTTCATGGGCTGTCTATTAAAGAACTTGCTGAGAGCATGGGGTACTCGCATGAATACCTAAGCGTCATCCTCAACGGCAAACGAGAACCTACTGGTATCAAAGAAAAGGTTGAAGATGCGGTAAACAAATTGATTGAGCAGAGAAAGGAAAGTGAAAATGGCAAACATTCAAGTTTTTGAATATCAGAACAACAAGGTTCGCACAGTCGATGTGGACGGTGAAGCGTGGTTCGTTCTGAAAGATGTGTGTGAAGTTCTTCATCTTGGTACGACAGCAAAAGTCGCAGAACGTTTGGATGATGATGAAAAGGGTATGAATCAGATTCACACCCCCGGTGGCACACAGAACGTAACGGTTGTCAATGAAAGCGGTCTGTACCATGTCATTCTCCGCAGCGACAAACCGGAAGCGGCACCGTTCCGCAGATGGGTCACAAACGATGTGCTTCCTGAAATCCGTAAGGCCGGAAGCTACAACGCGCCGCAGCTTACCCGTTCTCAACTCCTTGCAACTGCACTAATCGCAGCGCACGAAGAGCTGGAGGAGAAGGACAAGCGGATTAAACTTCTGACAGCGGACACGGAACGGATGAAGCCAAAAGAGATTTTCAGCGATGCAGTAAGCACCAGTCAAAACAGTATCCTGGTCGGTGAGCTGGCTAAACTGCTCAAGCAGAACGGCATCGAAATCGGCGAGAAACGGTTGTATGCCTGGATGCGTGAGAATGGTTATCTCATCAAGCGCAAGGGTGCTGATTGGAATAAGCCAACGCAGCGCAGCATGGAGATGAAGCTATTCACCATCAAGGAAACGGTCATCTGCCATTCGGACGGACATACAAGTGTGAACACCACCACAAAGGTGACTGGCATCGGTCAGGTCTATTTCGTTAATCTCTTCTTAAAGACGAAGAAGAACAAGAAAGCGGAGGGATGAACATGGAACAGATCATCACCTTAAAGGTAGACCTTGAATACCCGGAAGAGGCGCACCACGCCATTGACGAGGCGACAAAGGCCTACGAAGCGGACAAGCTGAAGTGGACAGAAGCGGAAATCGAAAGAGCACAGCACTTGGCGATGCGCATTATGAGCCGATTGTGTTTGGATGGGTATAGCATCGAATGGTTTGGCTCAGATGGCTATATTGTGGCTTACATTAGGGCGTATGGAGAAGCAGAGTCAAAGAAATCAGATTGTGCATTTTATGCACCGGATTGGAACATCTGGATTGCCAAGTGTGTTTGCCTGTGTCGGGCTACCGGCAGGGACGTGCCCGCTTTCATCATCAAAAAGGCTGGTGAGTGCTGGTGACGTACTTTTACAAAGCACCGAGCCGCAAGCGTAGGCTGAAGCTGGCAATGGCTGCTGGCGTATCACGAAACGATGCCAACAAGGTGATTTGGATGGAGAAATTCATAAACCAGTGCTTTGAGCGCCATAATCGAGAAGCCAGATTGAAGGAGATGCAGCATGGAAATTAAATACTGCGAACATTGTGGCATCTTACTCGGCGCAGTCAATCCTAGAAAAAAATATTGCTCAGATTGCAAAATGGAAGTTTCACTGGAACGAAAAAGAGCAAGACGAAAAGCATTGAGCGAAAATCATAGATTTGTACCAGTAAAAACCACTTGTCAATGGTGCGGAGAGCCAATGATTAAAACGTCTGCGGCTCAAAAGTATCATAAAGAATGTGCAAGAGACGCTGCTTTTGCAAACATTGCAGAACATCAAAAAATGCGAAAAGAGCGAAATTTGAATAAGAAAGCATTGGAAGAAAAAAAGATTCCGTCCATAGGGCAAGTTCAAGCGCTTGCTGACAAGCTCGGCAAACACTACGGCGAAGTATCACGGATGCTTGCGTCAGGAGAATTGACCTATGAACGGTAAATACTACGGCCAGCGCGAAATCCGCTGGTACAACCGGGAGAAAGACCGGTTGGAACGCATCTAACGCAAGCGAAAGATGGAAAACGATGAAGAAAGCAATAAGCAGCTTCAACAAAAGCAGTCCGTGGCAGAATCGCTGGCAAAAGCGTGAACCTTTAAGACTGGAACATGTTAAGAAAGAAAGAGTGAACAAAAATGAAAAAAATCAAAGTCAGAATCACATTCATCGAAGCGGTGCTCGGCACTTGGCCTAGCAACCAGAACATCGCGCGAGAGTTCATCGCCAGCAAGTCTCCTGATGCAAACACCATCGAAGACGAAGTTGCCGCTCTGGGCGCTGATGCTGTGGCAGATAAGGGCATGACCGTGTTTCCTCGCAACGAAAACGGCGAACCCATCTTGTATGACTATCAGATTAAGGGCTTCTTCAAGGATTCCTGTGGTATGCTGGGTCGTATCGGCGGAAAAACCAAAACCGGAAAGAAGAAAGCTGTCAACGAATCCGGCAAGCTGACGGCCTACAAGAAGGTCATTGATGGTCTGATTTTCGTTCAGCCCCGCATGATTCCCATTCATGTGAACGGTGAGATCACCGAGTGTCAGCGCCCGCTGCGTGCACAGACGGCGCAGGGCGAACGTGTAAGCCTTGTCAACAGCGAGCAGATTCCAGCTGGTTCGACCTGCGAGTTTGAAATTGTTCTTCTGGACGATTCTCATGAGAAGGTTGTGCTCGAGTGGCTGGACTACGGCGTTCTGCGTGGCATCGGCCAGTGGAGAAACAGTGGCAAGGGGCGATATACCTACGAAATCCTCAATTAACCGCTATGGCAGGGTGGGGTTGTGCTGCACTCTGCGTGGAACGGCAACGGCATAGTGACGATTGGCTCAGAAATGCTAAGGCAACGCTTGGAGACGAAGCGACTTGAGCGGCAACGGCAATGCGATGATTTGACGAGACCTGCAAAGGAATGGCAAAGCAAGGCTCAGACGAGCAATGGAATTGCATAGACACGATATGATTCGCCCCGCAACGGCACAGTTCGGAATAGCTGATAATAGCATGGCTATGGCATTGCCGTGAGACGCATCGCAAAGGAAATGCAACGAATTGAGGAGATTTGCAAAGGCATGGAAGAGCGTGGAAGAGCAAGGAACAGCAACGGCTATGTATGCAAGGCGTAGAATTGACTGGCGAAGGCGAGGCAGCACGGGGCAAAGCAATGAAAAGCGAAGGAATTGCGTAGATAGGTGTTGCAGTGGCAAAGCATGGCATAGACGTGATTTGCAATGGCGAAAAAATAAACGAAAGGGGATAGAAATGAAAGCTCTTATAGAAATTATTCTGATGTGGAGCGCTGCTCTTGCAGTAGTGTTGGCAGCGTTCCTTTTGAACCTGTGGCTGGTGCATCTTGTTGAACTACTAGTCGGTGCAAAAGGCACATGGGGAATCATTGTGGCAGCCGCCGTAATGGCAACTGGATGGATTTTTAGTTTTGGCAGCAAAAAGGAGAACCAATGAAAACTTTGAAAGGAATGGCGCTTTCCATGCTTGGTCTGGTCGCGGCTATCGTAGCAGTTGGCTGCGGAGACACGATTCAGGGCTGTCAGACCACAGCGCAGATGCTTGGCTGGGTAATCGTGTCGTGTGGATTTCTTGCAACAGCTATCGTTCTGTGTGCGCTGGCTGTTAGCGCCGAAGAGGAAGAACGCAGCGAACGCGAGCGCCGGAAAATCAAACGTATTGCCTATCATACGAACAGGTGGAGGGATGCTTGATGAAGTGCCCGATGTGCGGTAGCGACAACATTACAACGGTTGATAGCCGGTCTGACCATGACAGCATTGTTCGCCGCAAGAAGTGCATTGCCTGTAACCATCGGTGGTCTACCATCGAAATCGACAAAGACCAGTGGTACAGCGCGCTGCAAATCAAAGAGGAACGCAAGAGAGAGAGGCCCAAAAATGATTAACCTTGACAGATTTGGTGGCGTGACAGAGCCGGAGGACGGCGTGTACTTCATGACCAACGAACAGATGGCAGAAGCGAAAGAAGCTGACCGGCTGGCAACGATTGAAGACTTGCAATCCGAGATTGAAGACAGGGAAGCGGAGTTGAAAGACCTCCATGCACAACTGGCAGACCTGATGGCTGGTTGATTTTGTACAGCCAAGTTAAGCCAAAGTAAGAATAATGAAGCCCAATGATGCCGAAGAAAGGAAAGAAAATGAGTAAATACAAGAAAGAAATTAAGCACTGCGAAAAGTGTAATAAGCCTTTTTCGACGTTCCCAAACAGCACGAAAACTCTTTGCGCAAGCTGCGAAAGGAACAACTGGGAGAAAATACTCCGTAAGAACGGTCGCGCACCGCAGCATACGCTTGTTAGGAGCGTTTATGACGGAATAAAGGAAGCGTTTGTTATCGAAAATGCCGTAAGTATGGCTTTGTTGGACGAGAGCACAAGCATTGAGAAAACTTGCCGTGACTGCGGAAAAGTATTCAACATTTCTCGTTCGGAACGCATTTTCTTTGAATCACATAATATGGCATTGCCTAAGCGTTGCCCGGCCTGCCGCAAAGCGAGGAAAGAAGCGAGGAAGGAGAACGACTGATGGACAACAGCAAAATCCATGAAGCTCTGATGGCTGTTCAGTCGGAGTTGAAAGCCCCGAAGGGGCAGATGAACAAATTTGGCGGCTACAAGTACCGCTCGTGCGAGGACATTCTCGAAGCGGTAAAGCCCATCTTGAAAGCGCATAACCTTGTGCTACGGCTTTCCGACAAGCCTGTTATCGTTGACAGTTGGCACTACATCGAAGCCACTGCAACAGTTGAATCGCAGGATGGTGCCACCTACACGGTGACTGCATACGCTCGTGAGCCTGAATTTAAGAAGGGCATGGACGATTCACAGATTACCGGCACAGCAAGTAGCTACGCCAGAAAGTACGCCTTGAACGGTTTGTTCTGCATTGACGATACGAAGGACGCTGACACGGACGAGTACCAGAAGCAGACCACAAGCAGGGCAAGCAAGCCTGTCCAAAAGCAAGCGGAGGCAGAAAATATTCCTCCGTGCGCTTGTTGCGGAAAACAGTTGCAGCCTGTCCAGTACAACAATCGAACTGTCACTCCGCTGGAAACTGCAAGAAGCACAAAGAAACGCTTTGGGCGTGTCCTGTGTTGGGACTGTGCCCAAAAACAGCCGAAGGAGGGCTAAACAATGCTTAACTCTATCGCAATTCAGGGGCGTCTGGTTCACACGCCTGAAGCTAAGGTCACGAAGTCTGGCAAGGATGTTTGCACGTTCAGCATTGCCTGCGACCGTCAGAGTGGCGGCCAGAAGGAAACCGACTTCTTTAACTGCACCGCATTTGGTAATACGGCACTGTTCGTTTCCAAGTGGTTCCAGAAGGGTAGCCTAATTCTGGTGGCTGGTAGCATCCAGACCCGAAAGTATACAGACAAGCAGGGAAACAACCGCACCGCAACGGAAATCATGGCGAACAAGGTTGACTTCTGCGGTGGCAAGTCTGACAGCAAAACCGCCGATCGGGCGCAGGATGCACCACAAAATTACTCTCAGGGCAGCACGGATGACTTCTCTGTGATTGAGGACAATGAAGATTTGCCGTTCTAAAACGAAAGGAAAAAATATGAACCTTTTTGAAATCAACGCGCAGATTATGAACTGCGTTGACACAGAAACCGGAGAGATTGTAGATATCGATAAGCTGATGCAGCTCACCCTCGAAAAGAATGACAAAGTTGATAATGTTGCCTGCTACATCAAGAACCTTGAAGCAGACGCAAAAGCATACGAGGAACAAGAAAAGTCTTTTGCAGAACGTAAAACGGCGGTTAAAAAGAAAATTGAAGGTCTAAAACGTTATCTATCGGAAGCTTTGGATGGAAAGAGCTTTAAGTCCGACCGTTGCGAAGTTAAATTCAGAAAATCTACCGCAGTCAACGTTTTGGATGAATCTGTCGTTCCTGTTGAATACATGACCGAAAAAGTCACTAAAACTGTGAATAAGACAGCGATTGCAGGAGCCATCAAAAGCGGAACCGAAGTTCCGGGGTGTACGTTGGAGTACAGAATGAATCCTACGGTGAAGTAAGTTCTAACTCGCAAGAGCTGCGCTATCTGGCTGGACGGGCGTTTTGAAAGATGAAACACTTGGGCGACATCACAAAGATTCACGGCGACCAGATAGAGCCTGTGGATTGTATCACGTTTGGCAGCCCTTGTCAGGGCTTGTCTATGGCTGGGAAAAGGCTTGGATTTGACGACGACCGTTCCGTGTTGTTTTTGGATGCCGCAAGAATCATTAAGGAAATGAGGTCAAGCACAAATGGATTGCATCCAACTTTCGCTATTTGGGAGAACGTACCCGGAGCATTCAGTTCCAACGGAGGAGAAGATTTCAGAGCCGTGCTGGAAGAACTTGCCCGCATTGAACAGCCAGACGTTTCAATTCCTCGACCTTCGGGTAGGGGGGGCAGATGGAGCAAAGCCGGAGCAATCGCCGGAAGCGGATGGTCTTTGGCATGGAGACAGCTCGACGCTCAATACTGGGGAGTACCCCAACGCCGAAAGAGAATCGCTCTTGTCGTGGATTTTAGAGGACAACGTGCCGAAGAAATACTATTTGAGCGCACGAGCCTGTCAGGGAATCCTGACGAGAGCATCAAGGCGTGGGAAGCCACTCCCGGACATTCTCAGGCAAGCCATTCTGGATGTGATCGAACAAGCGAGAAAGCTATCTATGACGCAAGGGGAAACGGCGATGGCAGAACTTGTCCAACCATAACAGGCGACCACGAAAACAGAATTACAGATTATACGGCTATTGCGATTGAGCGCCATACCTTTAACGAACAATCTTTCAGCCACTACAAAGAAAGCGAAAAATGCTCAACCTTAAAAGCAAAAGCAGGAAACATCGGCAATGGTAGCGAGTGTTTGGTCGCAGAGAAAACTTCTGTCGCAGTCGATGTGTATAACGGAGCTGTTACAGGAGACAAAACGGCAACGCTTACCTGTAAGAACGATGGGTCAAGTTCCGGGCCGTTAGTTGCGGAAAAAACCATCCGTTGGATTGTTCGCCGCCTAACACCTGTTGAATGCGAACGCCTGCAAGGATACCCTGACGGATGGACGGACATCGGCGAGTGGACAGACACCAAAGGCAAGAAGCACAAGTACGCTGACAGCCCACGATATAAGGCTCTTGGCAACTCCATCGCTTTGCCGCAATGGTTCTGGATTGCGCAGAAGATGAAACCCTATTTGAGTACAAGCGCCACGTTGGGCAGCCTGTTCGACGGTATAGGAGGGTTTCCCTTGATCTGGCAAAAGACCTATGGAAACGGTACGGCACGATGGGCTTCCGAAATCGAGGAGTTCCCAATAGCCGTCACAAAAAGGAGATTCGGCGAAGAATGATTACCTGTTGTCTCAACTGCACATCACGCTACACAGCTTGCCACGACACTTGCGAGAAGTACAAGGCAGAGAAGAAAGACTTCGAGGAGCGCAAGGCGTTCGTGCATGAGCTGAATCACAGCCAGAGCGTGTACCACCGCAACTACGAGGACAAGCACCGGGAACGTGGCAAGAAGCGGTATCTCGGAAATGAATTTAGAGGTGAACGATAAGTGTACATTTTATCTCAATGCAAGCGCATCATCGTAAATACCGATTGCGTATCTGAAATTTACTTGTGTAAAAGAACCATGAACTCTGAAATTTCGGGAAGAAGAGAAGAAATGAGTGCAATTTGTTACGAAAGCAAAGGTGATGATGTGATTATCGGGGGATACCATAACGAAGAAACCTCAATGAAGGTATTGCAAGACATTATGGAGGCTCTTTGCAGCGGAAGCGTCACGCGTTTTGATATGCCAGACGACAACGTATGAACACCGGGAAGCAGTTTGAAGCAGACTTCAAAGCATCCGTCCCATCCGATGCGTGGTGCTATCGGCTGAAGGACAGTGCTGCCACCTACTACGGCGGCAACGAGAACCTGTCCTTTTCCATCGACAACATCTGCGACTTCCTTGTGTACCGATACCCGATGAATCACCTGTTTGAACTGAAAACCATTGAAGCGCCCTCTATCCCTCTGGAAAAGGTGTTCGGCAAATACGACAAGGAAAAGTGCAAATATCGCAAGGAAAAACACATCACTGATATGGTAGAAGCAATGGGGTACAGCGGCCAGACCGCCCATGTGATAGTCAATTACAGGGCGGTCAGCCGCACCTTTGCAATCCCTGCCAGCAAGGTTCTGGCGTTCCGATACAACGAGAGCCGCAAGAGCATCCCATGGCAGTGGGCAGAGCAAGAGGGGATAGAGGTCAAAGCAAAGAGGCTGCGTGTCCATTGGCGGTATGACTTGGATGGGCTGCTGGAAAGATTGGAGAACGAAAATGGCAATGGTATGCGATAGGTGTGGCGAAACGTTTACGCTTGAAGAATGGAACAAAATGAATAGGAAAATTGAAGTTCGGCCAATAATTAACGGGGAAGAAGGGTGGGGCATTCTTCTTTGCCCCTCTTGCATGGCTGCACTCAACGACTGGCTGAAAGGAGAACAGAAGTGAGCGATAAACGATTGATTGATGCAAATGCGATTGGCGGATATATATCCGACTGGCAAATGAGCTTGCCCGGAGACAACCGACCAGACTGGAATAACGCCGCTTATGACACGCTCGAAGATGTGCTGGAAGCCATCAAAAACGCCCCAACCATCGACCCGGAAACGCTGCGGTCTGTGGCGCACTGGGAAGAGAGCGTTTGCTTTGACGATGCCTTTTGGGTGTGTTCGAACTGCAAGTTTCCTAGTGAAGCGATAGCTGCACCCTGTCTTTATCACTATTGCCCGAACTGTGGCGCAAAGATGGAGGAGTGACGATGTACGATTGCTCAAAATGCCCAGCACGTCAGAGCTGCATTGCGGCAGCGCAGCCGGGTTCCGCTTACTGCGTGATTAAGCTGATGCAAACCGGTGCGTCAAAGGCAGACATGGAATTTGCCACGCCACAGCAGCTCCCGGACTTCTGCCCCTACTGCGGGAAGCCGCTGCGCATTATCGGAAGCGAGCGATTTTGCAATAACCCGCGCTGCCTAAACCGATACCAGCCGATGGGACGGTGACAGGTACTGGGAGATGGTTGGGCAGTTCAAAAACGAGGACATGACCCCTGACGAGTTTGCTGATTGCATCACTGCAAAGTCAGAACAGGTCGAAAAAGAGTTGAGAGAAAGGTGGAGCTAATTGATAAGGAACAGATTGCAATCGCACGGTTGCAGGACGCTGCAAGGCTGTCAGAACATCGGTACGACTTGATGGAGGATAACAATGTTTGAATTTGTAACCCGCTGGCTGGTTTGCCTAGTCCTGCTGGCGGTAGTAGTTCAGTCCGAACGGACAATCAAGAACATAGCGAACAGCCTGTTTGAGGAACGGCAAGCAATGCTCGCTTGGCTGTTCGTAAACGTGTGTCTGGTCGTTTGCACGGCGGTTATGATGGGGTGGAAATGATGATTCAGGATATCAACATGGTAGGGCGTGAAAGGCTGGCTTTTCTGTATGGCCTTTATAGCGGCTGTGCGAAATCCGAAACTGAGCTTAATATCAAAGGCATTTATCAGGAAATGGCTTCCGAGTTAGCTTGGTGTTTGGGATTCAACGATAACGACAGCAAATGTTATGAGATGAACGGGGAATAACCAATGGATAATGAACTTTACTGCCCGATGAAAATGACCAGCAATCCGCTTGGTCGGTGCGTATGCGAGAAAGAAAAGTGCGCTTGGTGGCAGCAGTGGGACAACTGCTGCTCTATCTTGTGGATTGCACGGGAACTGAGAAACATCGAAACAAAAATGAAGAGGTGATAACTCTTGGCAACACCCCCGAAGCGTGGTCGTGGCAGACCGCCGCTGACCGAAGCTGAAAAGAAAAAGCGTGAGAAGCGAGCGCAAAAGGCGAAAGAAGAAGCCGCCGCGAAGCGTGAGAAAGAGCGAGAAAAGAAGAAACAACAGATGCTTAACAAGCGGAAATCTATCCGCTCACAGGTGAGTAAAAAGGTGAAAGAACAGCAAGAGTTGGCTATCGAAAAGCTGAAAATGATGAACACAGGGGATTTGCAGTCGAGAATCGGCGATGAAGAAGATAAGAAAGTTGTCGGCATGATTGCGGCAAAGTATTTTGGCGACCTTCCGAGCGTGGACATGAACAACCCGATTGAAGTGCAGCAACGTCTTGACTTCTTCTTTGACGCTTGCATCGAAGCCAGAATCTCCCCTGTGGTGGAATGGATTGCGCTGGTTCTAGGCATCGAATGGCCTAGTCTGAGACAGATTATGACAGGCAAGCGCCGTGACGACAGCTTGCAGCAGAAGTACATCCTGAAACTGATTCTGCAAATGCAGTCTATGTGGGCGTACAACGGTATGTACGGTCAGGAGAACCCGGCAGAGTGGATTTTCCGAGCCAAGAACTACTTTGGTATGCGTGACAACGTGGAAGTCACCGTTGCACCGCCTGAACAGCCGTTGGGTGATGCTCAGAGCGCAGAACAGCTCGCCCAGAAGTACCAGACGGCTTTGCCGAAAGGGATTGACGTGGAGTACAGAGAGGTGGCGAAAAATGAAACAACGGTTGGTTGACTTCTCCGACCCGATTCTTTCAGCGGTGCTGTTTATCTTGCTTAAAGACCGTACTACCGGAAAAAACATCATATGGGCGACAGAGCCACCGCCTGAACTAGGCGCAGGCTTTGCGGATGAAATTACGTTAGAACAAATCAAGAAGTGCCCGCCAGTGCCACGAGTTCTCAAGCGTCTGGATGAGCAGAAGCAAAGAACCAAAGCAAAAGCAGAGGTTTTCACTCCTTCTTGGGTTTGCGAAAAGATGATAGACATGGGCGAAGAAAACGGTGCGATGCCCGATATGAAGAAAGAGCCTATCAAGTACATCCATTCAACAGTCCTTGAAATCACCTGCGGAGAAGCACCGTTCCTTGTGAACCGATACGACACGGTAACAGGCAAAAAGATTCCAGTACCAAAACGGAAAGGACTATTTGACCGCAAACTGAAATGTGTAAACAACTGGTTTGATTGGAATGTCTGGACATGGCACGATGTGGCAGAGGACGCAGCGACGACTACATACGGCTATGAGTGGCAGGGCGACAGCCTGTTGCTTGCAAGAGCAAATATGCTCCTGACATGGCGAGAGAACTTTAAGTGGCTGTTCGGCATAGAGCCTGACGCTGGGAAGGTTCGCAACATGGCTGCTATCATCTCATGGAACATCTGGCAGATGGATGGACTGAAAAAGACCGTGCCGGGCACGGATATTCCGTGCAAAATCAAAGACTGGAAAACTGACAAAGAAATCCTGTTCAAGGATGTTGGGGGAGGATGATTAACATGGGATTGTATAAAGTGCCTGTTGAATGGAGAGAACGTGGATATTTACTTGTTCATGCTTCTACTCAAAAAGAAGCAGCGAAAGTCGCAATGAACGGTCTCGACATATACCCTTTGCATAACCAGCCGATTGGTGGAAGCCTTAAACTTGCATTTCCAGAAGGCTCCGAGACTGAATATATTGCAAGGGTAGCGCCGGGTTTTGAGGAGGACGACTAATGCAGACTGACAGAGGAATCTACCACAAGCGAGTATGCGACCGCTGCGGATATAATCTAGAATACTATACCTATGACGAAGATGAGCTGTTAAAAGGTTGGGGATGGCGCAGGGACACAGGCGACCTATGCCCGGAGTGCTATGCAGAGTACAAGCGAGTGATCGGGCGATTCAATGCCAACAGAAGGAGAAAGAGAGGGGAGAGATAATGGATATTTACTGCACCACCGAACATTGCTCTTGCATGGGCATAAAGTAGTTCTCCGATGGCAAGGCTATCCGATGCACGGCAGAATCCTGTAAGAACAAATCCGAACCGTCCTGTGGCTCTTGCAAATGGTACGCAGAGTCGGAGGGCGTGTGCGTGAACGACCAGTCAGAACACGTTGCAGACTTCGTGTGGAACGAACGCGGATGCAAGGAATGGGAGAAGAAAGATGAGCGAAAGTAATGTAATCAGGCTGGGCAATGGCATTCTACTGGACAGCAAAGGGAAACTTTTATGCCAAACTGTGGACAAGTCCTGCTCAAACTGTAAATGGCACGACAGATTCTCGTGGGTCTGTTACAACGGTCTGTCTGAGTGCCGGGCTGATTTTACAGACCCAGAAGATGTGTGCAAAGAATGGGAGAAAAGAGAAAATGACAGCTAAAGAAACATTTTCCATATTTGTTTTGGGGTCGCTCATAACATTCTTTGTTGGAGCCTTTGTCACGATTTTTGAAATGTTTCTTTGGGATATGACCGATGACATTTCGCTTGGATGGTCGTGGAAGCATCCAGAATATTCAACAATTATTCATGCAATGATAGTGGCAGCTATTAACGCTACTGTCTTTGGCGGTGGTCTTTTAGCTGTATGGCTGGCGAAAGGATGAAAAAAATGAGTTATGATATTTCACTGTGCGACCCTGTAACGCATAAACCGCTCAAAGCGGATAGTACGCATTTTATCGCTGGTGGTATGCGCGCTATGGGCGGAACGAAAGAACTATGGCTCAACGTCACCTATAATTACGGCCACTTCTATTATCGACCGGAAGTGTTTGGGGATGGCGGCATCCGTTCCATTTACGGCAAAACAGGCGCAGAGAGCATCCCGATGCTGGAAAAGGCTATTTCTGCATTAGGTGACGATGTAGACGATAGCGACTACTGGCACGCAACAGAGGGCAACGCCAAACGCGCTTTGTATGGTTTGCTGGCGTTTGCAAAGATGCGACCTGATGGCGTATGGGACGGAGATTGAAGGGAGAAAGTACGATGGAAGTCAGACCGATTGATGCAAATGCACTCAAACTTTATTTTTCTGATAGGCAGATGGAGTATGTAAGCGTGGATGAAGCTGATTACACATTCAATGCCTTGATGTTCGATGTGCTCGGAGACGTAATAACGGCTATTGAAAATGCGCCAACGATCGAGGTGAAAGACAATGGCTAATTATCCAGAATACCTTGAACGAAACGCACTTATTGAAAGAATCAAGAAAGCATATTGCGATGGCTACGAGAGCTACAATGGAGTTAGATGCCGTGCTTGCGGTATTGGCGATGTCATTGACGTTGTGGAAGATGCTCCGACAGCCTTAGAGCGTACTGCTGAATGGATTGTACAGGACGGTACATTTACAAGGTTTGAGTGTAGCGGATGCCACACAAAAAATCATCATACACGTTGGAACTACTGCCCGAACTGTGGAGCGAAAATGGAGAACGCGCATGGCTAACACGCTCTGGCATCCAGCAAGCGAACCGCCACGAGAGCGGACGCATCCTTTGTTGCTTGCGGCTAAAACAACGTGGCGTGATTGTAATGGAAAAATGTTGCAAGGAATCTCGCCGACAGCGTACTTTCTAGGCTGTTACGCAGACGGTCAGTTCTGGGATGAGATAGGCGAAAGACTGCCGGAAGACGTGACGGTGACGCATTGGATGCACATTTATGCGCCGGAGGAATAATATGAGTAAAGAACTTAATGATTTTTTCAAAGCGTTTACGGAAGCAGCTGACAAGTTCTGCAATGAACTTGAAAAATTTGCAAAAGCAGTTAAGCAGTGCGAGACGCAATCAGGATGCTACAATCCGAAAGACAAAAGAAAGCCAAAGCACACACGCCCGGTCTACGGCAGAGGAAAGAAGCCTTGTGACGGATTCAAGACGACTATCAGAACAAGAGAGGGATTTAGAAAATGACAGAACTCAAGAGATGCCCGTTCTGCGGTGGAGAAGTTGCTATTGACGAAGCAAGCGGCTATTTGACAAGCTGGATGCTTATAACAAGAGAAAACGGCAAGAATGGATGCAAGTGCCGGGTATTCATGGAAAGCAAGCTATACAGCTCTGATTGTTCCGAAGCTGATAAAGAAAAGATTAAAAAAGACCTTATCGAAGCATGGAACAAACGCTACAAAGAGGATTGAGCATGGACAAAAAACGAGACAGTTTTACATTCCAACGATACTACTTTGAAGCCATCTCCGCACTCAAAAGTAAAGAGAAGTTGGAACTCTACGATGCAATCTGTGCATACGTTTTTGAAGAAAAAGACGCAACTTTGAACTCAAAAAAAGCAGAATCTTGTTTCATTTTGATTAAACATCTGCTCGATAAAGAGCAGAAAAGAAGCGATATTGCGTCAAAAGGATGGTCTACACGAAAGTCAGCTCATCCTCATGTCATAAATGAGATGAAAGTCGGCTCATCTATGAGTTCACAGTCAGATGACAATGAACCCATTGTATCAACTGACAGTCAGACGAACGTCAAGACCTTGCCGGAGAGTGCAGTCAAGAAGAAACCTGACATCTTCTCCGACTTTGCTCATGGCGATAAAGCCCTGCTGGAATCCCTGCGAGAGTTCGCACAGATGCGTACAAGAATCAAAAAGCCTATGACAGACCGGGCAAAACAGATGCTTTGCAACAAGCTGGAAAAGTTTGATCGGCATGATTGGAAAGCCATTCTCGACCAGAGCATCTATGCTGGATGGCAGGACATTTACGCATTGAAACAGGATGACCAGTACGAGCAAAGTACGGAGATGGAGTTTCCTAGACTATGACAATGGACGTTCAAACGGTATTTATCGGTGCGCTGATGCTCTGCAAGCCGGGCGTTGTGGATGAAATCATACCAGACCTTGAACTTGACTTGTTCAGACCTGAGCTGAGAGACGCTTTTGCGGCTGTTCAGGGCTATTGGACGGCTAGGGGTAAGATAGATATAGTCGAGATAAACACGCAGCATCCAGACGTAGCGCAGACGCTCTTGGCGTGTGTACAAACCTGTGAATCAGAGTGTGTACGAATTGATAAGGAGCAGATGGAGCGTTGGGTACAGCTTATCAGAGAACAAGCTGCACTCACTCGTGTGCAAGGTCTGGCATTTCAGATGACCAGCGAGCTTACCGATTATTCTGATCTATCAGACATTTACCAGCAGATGGGCGAAGCAATGAGCCTGAAAGCTGAGGAAGAAGATGCGTGGACATACGAGGATGTGCTGAACGACTATGTGCTTCACATGGACGAGAAGCCTGTGTATATCAAGACAGGCCTAGAGCGTCTGGATGAAGCACTGCACATCTCACCGGGTGATTTTATTATCATCGGCGGCAGACCGTCTGCGGGCAAGACAGCCCTGTCCTTGCAAATAGCAGCAAGCATGGCAAAGCAGGACTACACCGTGTACTATTTCAGCTTAGAAACCAGCAAACGCAAGTTGGGCGCACGTCTGATGGCTAATCAAATATACTGCCCTCTGGACACGGTGAAAAATAAGGCGGTCAGCTTGAATGAGATTGACGGACAAGCAAAGAACATGAAGATGCCCTTATATATCCGCTCCGCTGCCGGAAAGAACGTGGCGTGGATGAAGGCGCAAGCTCTCCGTAAAAAGGCTCAGGTCATCTTCGTAGACTATCTTCAGCTCATCCACGAAACAGGCGCAAAGGACAGATATGCCGCCGTTACGGCCATATCCATTGCCTTACACGAACTGGCACAGACCACAGGCATTGTCGTGGTGGCACTGGCACAGCTCAATCGAAACCCATCCAAGCCCGGAGCAACGCCTACCAACTCCGACTTGCGAGAGAGCGGACAGATTGAACAGGACGCAGATGCAATCATCCTTCTGTCCGGCGATAACCCCGACAAGTACCTGTTCCGATTAAGCAAGAACAAGGAAGGCGAGATAGGCGACCTTCCCATTACGTTTAACAAGCAAATTCAACGGTTCCAAGAGTACACTTGGATGGATTGATACCGCCTGAACCACATAAATATTTTTCACTACACAAAATACAGGAGGAAAAGACTATGGTTCCAAACATGGCTGCTGTCCATGCTATCATCATTGCCAATGCACACAGACGGCACGAAGAAGAGTACAAGCGAGAGTGTCAAAGACGCGAACAAGAAGAGAAAGAACGAGCAGAACGAATGATTTGTCGAAAGACCATTTCATGCCGAGCTTGTATGGATTATTTGCCGGAAACTTGCCCAAAAAAGAAAATCAACCAAAAATAACGCAAAGGAGAAAACAACTATGGCACTTACCAACATCGAACGTGAAACAATCATCACCTTCAACGCAGCGGAAGATACCGCAGAAATCTACACGGCAGACCCGGTTTACATTCGCAAGCTGGACAAGCTCTGTGAGCAGTTCCCCGACACATACAAGTTTATGGCGGAACTGTCTGCCAAGCGGTGCAAGGAATCCAAGACCTATTCGATGCCGAAACGTCTTGTGAAGTTCCGGCCGCCTGTCATTCGTGAGATTAGCGAAGAGCAGCGTGAAGCACTGAAAGAGCGTTTGCGTAAGGCAAGAGAAGCCAAGAATATCTAATCTTAGCTCGTGCGGCTACAAAACTACTGTATCAGAAAGCATGGAATGGTGTCAGGCAGTAAAACTACCCTATGCGACTATTCCGTGCTTTTTTCTCTTGTTATTTATCAGGAGAAAACGGCAAGGTCTGAATTTTAGAAAGAATCGTCTAATCGCAGGGCAGATTGAGACGAAAGCAAGATGTGTGAGATGAAAAAACGCTTCGACAATCACTTTCGGGAATGGCTTTTAAATTTTTGTCCCCTTTCCCCCTTGTTTCCTCTTTCCCCCTTTTGTCCCCCTCTTTCCCCTACAACCCCTATTACCCCCTATAATCCCCCTAACATCTTCCGTGCTCCCCCTTTCCCTCCCCGTGTGTTTAGCGCGTCCGCGGGCGTTATATGCGCGAGCGCGCGCGTTGACGGAGCCGGGTGTGCTACGATAGTTCAAAAGTGAATAAATAACAGTTATACGAAATTGCAAACTGGTTCTTTCTCCCTACAACCCTCTATCTCCAAAAGCTACACTGTTGGTCAGCAGAGCAGACCGTAGGCGAGAACTAGCGTGAGGTTCGGACTGGTGGATAGTCTACGACTATTTCACATGGAGAATTGACTTCATTTTGTAGTCAGCTGAATATGTAGAAATGTTGCATAGCCTATTCCTAGCAGAATACTATGAATTAAGCTGAATACCATAGCGTGTTACTGGGAATTAAATCGAGCAGGAACAGACCAAATCTGATGGTACAAGTTATTATACGAAATAATCTGTGATTATCGGGGGTAACTATATCTTTATACTATAATAAGTACGGCTGTTATGCGAAATAGATATAATTAGATATGGAATAAATTATGCGAAATTGGGGCGGGAAACGATTTTTGTGTGGTCGGATGACTTAGCGACTATCGCATCTCTCTTTTTCTAAAAGGCAAACGACTATTTCACACAAAAAATACGCAACTATTTGACGATAGTACGCAAGAAAACGCTACGACTATTACTCTGCGACTATCAAAGGACAACTCGTTATTATACTATATATAGGACTTTCAAACGGTAGCCATATGACGACTTTACGACTATTCCACGACTATCCGCCGGTAGAAACTACGACTATTGGCTACGACTATTTCAGCTGGAACGCTGCGACTATTGCTGACCCTTATTAGCTATCGGGCGAAAGCCCGAAAAGAGATGCGGCGACAAGCCGCCAGTGGTTCCGCGCCGCCCGCCGTGCGCCCTGCCGTTGGACTGCCCCGCCGTGTGGAGAGTGCCGAGCTGACCAGGCGCGCTCTGACTGCTGCCCGGTGCCAGATCTCCAGCCGCCATATTGACCCCTGCACCGGATGCAAGCCGGATGCAAAGACCCGCCGCCGCTGGCATGGTCTGCGCTATGCTGTATAGCCGGGCATGGATCCATAACAGGGACGCACCCTTATATACCTTATTATAATAGGGCGGCTGTCCTGCCCTGTACAGTGTCCGGCGTGGCGGTGGTGTCTGGTATCGGTGGAGGTGCAGCGCTTGACGCTATGCCCTCCAACGTGTCGCAGGCGGTGTATGAGCGGCTTGTGTGGCTGTTATATTGTGTGCGCTGGAATGGGGGAAATTAACGGAAAAGCCGCTGTAAAGCCCTGTAAACGCTTTTGACGATGATGTGGTATAAATTGCATGGACGACAGAAAGGCCGCTGTAAACGCTTGCGCGTGGCTGACACGTTGCGGGGCAAAAATAAAAGCCCTGCACCGTGTCGATGCAAGGCAAAAGAAAAGCCCCGCCAGCGTGGGCGGGGTGGAGATATAATTATTATGCGTTATAACCGGGGTGTAACGTATCATACAGTGCAGTAGTTGCAAGCACCTTGACGGGGACAATTGCGCGCGTGCCGTCTGCCTGCGGCACAGACAAGGATAGACCGGCGGCAATAGTGTTATCAATCGCGCCGTTATAATCGCGGGATGTTGCGCCCTGCTGCGGATTGCAGAGCACATATACAGTTGCCCCCATACCATCACGGGCGGCATGGTTAGCATACAAGCCGTTAAGAGTGCAGCCGCCCACTTTATAGCTCCCCTCGTGCACGTCTGCGGGTAACTCGATCATGACGGCTTTGCGACACGGTACGCCCTGCGGCTTGTGTACTGCCCAGCCCTCTGCCGTTAACTTGTCGGTGCCTTGGGGGCCCTCCGGGCGGGTGCTGACGCTGGACACAACGCCATAAGAGCGGGATGCAGTGCCATTGATTGCAACAATGGCGTCAATAATAACCTGTGCAGATGACATAATAATAACCCTCCTGCGGCTTGCTGCCGTCTTATTAACTAGATTGTACCATATCGCAAGCCCCATTAACAGGACTTGCAAGAAATATTTTTGCCCTTTTGGGCTGGGGCGGGGTTGCTTTACGGTGCAGCCCCGCTAAAGTGTCCGATAGGTATTACTTGCTCGCCTTAAACAGCGCCGAGAAAAACCAGAAGAAGAACAAGACACAAGATAATATCACTTATCGCACCCCCTTATACCACGCTAAAACGCTTGTAGGTTGTCTTGCTGCTGCACTCTGCGTAAATATCCGGGTGCAGCGTCTTCAAAAGCTTGCTATCGAGTCGGACGCTCTGCACATCTTTGTAAATGGCTTTTGCTGTGCCCTGCGCCATCTCTGGCGCACCCTGCATCATGCAGATAATATCTGCTTTAATGCTTTCGTTCATCGCTTCAAGCTCTTCTAACAGCCGCTTGTTTTCGCGGTACTCGTTTACCTTTTCTTCAAACAACGTCATTTTTTATACCTCCATATAAAGATGCAACGCGGAATTTAACTTTTTGTATCGCTCAAAATCGGCTTGCGTCCCGCGCCCAAAGTTAAAAGCTCCTGTAATGCGTTCCTCGCCCCATATACTATAAGCACCGGCGTTAATAGCAGCTTTTACGCTGCCGCGATACTCTGCCGCAAGCTCCGGCTTGTAAATATCAATTGTCATTATTTGCCCGCTTCCTTAACTGTTAAGAAATGCAATCATAACCAGCGCCCCAGAAATCATGCCGCCAACGTACCAGATTGCGGCCCACTGGGAAAAGTCAAGAGCAATCATTTTTGTATGCCCTCCTATTACATGACCTGAAACAGCGCAGATGTGCGAGCAGTGACGGCGTACAGCTTGCCGGTGGTGTTGCCCTTTACCAAACAGCCGGTGCAGCCATACAGACCGGTGCTGTATGCGATGCACTCAAATCCGCATTCCTCAACGCGGATAGCGTCAATCTCCGAAAAGCTCTTTTTGGTCAAGTCCTCTGCGGCGTTGGTGGTAACATAGCGGCGGATATCTTTTAATGTGGTTTTCATGGTTTTTGTCCTCCTGTTTTGGTGTTTCGTGATGTGGTTTATCAGATATGTCTTATCTTGATTCTATTATATCAGATATATCTTATATGTCAATACCTTTTGAGCAAAAATATAAGATTTTTCTGATTTATTTTTCTGGCACAAAATGGCAAAATTGAGCTGTCCATATCTGCTCAATTTCGGACACACTCCACGCCCTCCAGCACACAGCCGCCGTCACGATCTGTCCGGCATGGTCTGCCTTGCATCTGGCACGGCCTGCCCTGCTGCCTGTGATGTGTAGCCGTTCCGGGTGCGCTGGGGCTGGGGTATCCACCTGGGGGGAATAGGGCCGGAGGCCCGGGTGGGGGCGGTCAGTCCCGTCACCACCGAAAAAATAAAAAAGGCTCGAAAAATCGCCACACCCCCTATTGTCAATCTCAAAAATTTCCCGCAAAAACAAAAAGACCCCTACAAAGGGTCTGTGTTCTGTGCTATACTTGCCTTACAAGCCTTGAAAGGGAGGAATCTACAAAAATGTACGCCTTATTTGGAATGATTGCTCTGGTCGCAACGCCTGTGTTTGGAGCGCTGTGTCTTTACAACAAAGCAACGCATAAGAAAGACAATCGGATGTTAATTGCTTTCTTTGTATCATTTGCAGTTCTTGTTATATGTTTGGCTGTAACACCAGAGCCATCACATGATGAATCGGCAAGCTCCGGCGTTACATCTTCCTCCGCCAAGTCTACGGCAACGGAACTGGATGATATCTCTATTGAGGAAGTTTCCGAAAGCTCAGCAAGCAGTACTCCGGCATCTCAAAAAGCGGCATCCGAATCTGAACAGCCTATAAGCTCTGAACCCGCAAGCAGTGAGCAGGTGGCATCCAGTGCTTCTTCGCATAACCCAGATGATGATATTCCAACGCTTGATTTGGATGACTATGCAAAACAGGCAGCCGACAACGCTGTAAAGGCAAAAGACAAATACGCTGGTAAGCAATATAAGGTGACATATCAAGTCAACAGTGTATCAGACGCAATGATTAAGTTGGATAATCCGTACACTGTTATGTTCAGCGTGAACTTCGTCACTTCTCACAGCATTGGTTATACCGTTTATATGGCTGGATTCCCGGAAAACGAAAAAGACAAGATTTCTATGCTTTCTCCCGGCCAGACCGTTACATTCGTCGGTGATTTTGACGGAAACAAATTCACTGATTGCCGATTCATAGTTCCGTAAATAAAAAGCCAGCGGCTAGATGTTCTCTAACCACTGGCTTTTCTTATAGGCTGTTATACGCTTCTACGGATGCTTGCATAGAGCAGACGGAACGTCTCACGGCCTTTCGGCGTTACTCTGGTCTGTACGCCACCGTGCTTGTTCTTCTGGTTGCAGTATTCCTTGACGGCAAAGAGACCGTCACCCTTGCCCGCTTTCGGCAGGATGCCCTTGTTCTTGTCGCGGTAGATGTATCCGTCAGAAATAAGCATCTTGATAAACAAACGTTCAGGGATACGCAATTCCTTTGCGGTCGAGCGGAAATTGGTAGACACGTTCCATGCCACAAGGTCATCGAAGTAGTCTGCTTTAGGCTGCATCTCCTCGTTCTTCTCGCAGAGCTGCTTGTTCTGCATCTGTAATGCTGCGCTCTTTTCCTTTTCGGCCTTCATGTTCTGAATCAACCCGATCACGAAGTCCGGGTTGGCAATAGCCGTCTCCAACAGATTGTCGGTCATGTACATTCCATGCTTGCGGATGGACGGCAAGACTTCGTGAGTGACCCAATGCTTGAACCTCTGTGCGCTTTCCAGCTTGCTACTGAAAATCAGACTGTACAGGCCAGATTCGTTGATGATGGTCGTTTCCTTCTCACCGAACTGGGTGGTGATTCGCCACCCAGCTTTATCTTGCTCATCAACGTGCGCTTTGAGCGCGTTGACAGTGTCTTTGTAGCCAAGTGCTACCGCAATGTCCTTGCCAACAAACCAAGGGTCATCGTCAATGAGCATGACGCGAATTTCGCCAAACTCGGCGTTGTTGAAGATTTTGATGTTCTCAGACAAAGAAAGTTGCATTAAAAAGCTCCTTTTCACTTGTGAGAGAAGCGATTTTCTGCTATAATAACGGCGAGAGAGTGCTTCTCTCAGGGTTTACATGATACGTTCGCTGCGGTCGGCAAACTTTAGCGGACGTATCATTTTTCGTTTTCATCGGTCTCCGGGATTGGATGCACCTCAAAGAACGTGTCACGGATGGCTGCGGCCTGTGCGACCTTATGTTCGGTGCAATAGGCTTTCAGCCACTGGAACTGCCGTTCAGTCAGCGCAACAGTGAACGTGTGATTGTGCCGTTCGAGATAAGGACTGTACATAAACTCACCTCCCTTCATGTAAGTGCAACCAGTATATGCAATATGTTGTGGTTTGTCAATTACGCAAACGCTTAATGTAGTACTGGTATCTGTACAAAATCCAAAAGTTTGTAGACTTGCACAAAATTTAACTGTTGTTTTTGGTTGCTCCGGCTTCGTACCCTGCCCGGTAGTTCAGTTCGGACAGCTTACCCAGCGCTTCTGCGTACTCCCTGTCCTCGCTGGTCGGCTCTTTGCCGTTGGCGAGAGTTTTCAGAAATTCTTCGGTTGTCGTGGGAAAGTTCATGTTTTTTTCTCCTAACTCTTGCGGAGAGCAGCCCTTTTTGGTATAATAGATTCCGAAAAGGGAGACTGCCCCCTTGGTGGTTGCAGGTTCTCGTTTCGTGATGTGGATAAGCTATCAGTGGCTTCGTGGTGGTTGCGGCTGGTAGCTTATTTTTTTATGCCTTGATAATCTCAACGTAGGATGCCACCCACTCGATACCCATGCGGATAACATCGACCTTTGAGATGCCCAATGCCTTTGCGCTGCTCTCCATGCTTGCGATCTGGTTCTCAGTGAGCCGAGTGCTTATCATGCGCAGCTTATCACGTTCCGAGGTTTCTGCTCGTCTTGCCAAGCCTATCACCTCGCTTTCGCTGAAACAAGTATAAAGCGTGAAAATATGCTTGTCAAGACCCAAAGTTTTACGGAAATGAAGTTTGGAAGAATTACTCCTTATTATAGAAAATTTTCTACTTGATTGTGATTAACTAAGTAAACACCCTTATACTACTCTAGTATGTATAAATACATACTAGAGTATATTTATATATAATATAAATGGCACTAGATGGAAAAACTTGGAAATATCAGAAATGTCTTGATTTTATAGGGTTCATCTGATATAATGACATCAAGAAAGAGAGGGCGCAAAAATGAAAGCAGGAGAAGCAGTAAAAGAAGTTATGAGAAAAGAGGACATAAAGCAAGCGGAGCTTTGTAGTAGGCTTAAAATTAAACAGCCAACTTTAAGCGAACGTCTTTCTCAAAAAAATATTAGCGTTAATAAGCTAAACGAAATGCTGAATATGATGGGCTATAAAATTGTAGTTGTCCCTCGTGATGCACAGTTCAAAAATTGCGAAGGCATAGACATAGAGTAAAGGACGGTGAACCTGAATGATCTACGGTTACGCTCGTGTCAGTTCCGCTGGACAGGCGATTGACGGCAATAGCCTTGAAGCCCAGTCTGAACTTTTGAAAGCCAACGGTGCGCAGAAAATCTTTTCGGATGTTTACACCGGCACGAAGCTGCATCGACCGGAACTTGACAAGTTGATGGCTGAAATCCAGCCGGGAGACACGCTGATTGTGGCGAAACTTGACCGTATTGCTCGTTCTGCCAAGAATGGCCTTGAACTGATAGACCAATTTATTGATAGGGGCGTATCGGTGAACATCTTGAACATGGGTGTTATGAATAACTCGCCTACTGGAAAAGTCATTCGGACTGTTATGCTTGCCTTTGCAGAGTTTGAACGTGACATGATCGTTGAGCGTACCAAAGAGGGCAAGAAGATTGCCAGCCAGCGTCCCGATTATAGGGAAGGCCGCAAGCCCACCGAGTACGACCGCAACCTCTTTGATGTTCTGCACGAACAGGTGGAAAAACGTTTGCTGACCGTCACCGATGCTGCCAAGCAGCTTGGTGTGACCCGCCAGACATGGTATCGGATTGCTGAACAGAACAGGTGAAAGGAGTAAGAGCCTATGGATAAGTGGAACAACAGAAACTCGTATGACTGGCTTGCGGGGGCGGTCGTTGGATTGCTTACCGGGTTCTTCATCGTAGCTGTGGTTGCGAGGTGCGTTTTGTGATACTCAGTGACAACATGAAGCATCTGATCGACACGCTGAACACCTATGAGCCAGACCTTCCGAATGGATTCTATTCCGTAAAAGCCCTGCAAGATAAGCTAGACTTCACGGCACAGTTCGTTCTTGAATCGCTTGCCAACGATGGTCTGATACGTTGGGGAGACACGCAGCACACAGCATTCTGGCTGTTGGAACGTGCAAGGAACTATAAGAAAATTCATAAGTTAGAAAAGATTGAACAGTGGAAAGAACGTGGGATAGGATTTGCTTGCGGCGTTTTGACCAGCGTTGTTGCAGGGCTGATTAGCATTGTGCTTGCTGGCGTTTTCAGTTGACATTGTTCGAGACCAAGAATAAAACCGAATGAGAAAGGAGAATATATTGAAAACGATTAACGGAAAATATGCTTCCGCAAAGGTGTTCACGGACAATATTGAAGATAAGGCAACTGAGCAGATTTTGACGCTCTGCAATCAGAGCTTTGTTGACGGATGCAAAATTCGCATTATGCCAGATGTTCATGCTGGCTCTGGATGCGTCATCGGATTCACGGCAAACTTGGGCAAGAAGGTCATTCCGAATATTGTCGGTGTGGACATTGGCTGCGGGATGCTTGTTGCTGAACTCGGAATTGAACATATCGACCCGGAAAAGTTGGATAAAGTAATCAGAGAACGAGTTCCGGCTGGAATGAATGTTCACGAATCGCAGAAAATGTCGGGAGCTTTCCTTAACCAACTTGACTGTAAAGACAGCCTGCATAATGTTGACTGGATTCTTCGTAGCATGGGTACTTTGGGTGGCGGTAATCATTTTATCGAACTGGACGATGACGAAGATGGAAATCAGTACCTTGTTATCCATACTGGAAGCAGAAATCTCGGTAAACAAGTTGCAGAGTATCATCAAAATGTAGCAATTTCTAATATCAAAGGAAAGAACAAAAGAAAAGAAGCTACGGATCGCCTGATTGACGAACTGAAAAAGCAAGGTCGTGAACAGGAAATCTCGAAAAAAATCAAAGAGCTGGATGTTCAATTCCCCGATATTCCGAATGAGCTTTGCTATCTTGAAGGGAAAGAACGTGATTCTTACCTTAACGATATGCGGATTTGTCAGGCGTTTGCGAGGATGAACAGAGCAAGAATTATGCATACCATTTTAGACGGCGTTGGAATCAACTCCATGCTGACCCATGCGTCCTTCTTTGAAACCGTTCATAACTATATTGATGAATCGGATGATATTATCCGAAAAGGCTCTGTATCCGCTAGAAAAGGAGTAAAGCTGATTATTCCTCTTAATATGAGAGACGGAAGCCTTATCTGTGTTGGCAAGGGCAATCCTGATTGGAATTTCTCTGCTCCGCATGGTGCTGGAAGACTATATAGCAGAACAGCGGCTAAAAAAGCATTCAGTGTTGAGGAATACCAAAAGCAGATGAACGGAATTTATACTACGTCAGCCGATGAATCCACGTTGGATGAATGCCCGATGGCATATAAGCCAGCGCAGGAAATTATCAACGCAATCTCCCCAACAGTTGATATTGTAAAACACATTAAGCCCATTTACAATTTCAAGGCGGGAGAATAAAACCGAATATTTGATTTTTGTGCAGTTGTAGGCACTCTTTACATTTTTAGGTAGGGGGTGCCTATTTTTTTATGCAGCCAAAACAGTGTATCGCCATCATCGACAGCATCAAAACGTATGCAAAGCAGAATCCGACAGAAGCACAGGTCTACGAGGACTGGTTTCAGGCGGTGGTGAACCTGAGAGACGCTTTGCCGCAAGACAAGCGGTTCGATGCCTACAAATATTCTGGCGAGTTGCGCTCTGTCTGTGCAGCCATGATGGGTAAGATGAAAACAGGCGAGGACGTGGCGAAGGTCTATGACATTATCAGCCGGACGTACCTGTTTGAAGCAAAGGATGTGTTCGACAGCTATTGCATCTACCTTGAATGGAACCGTTCGCCGGAAAAGAAGTTCTATCAGCCGAGACGCAGGGTTCTGAAAGTGCTGGCAGATGACCTTGAGGACTTGTTTTATAAGCGGATAGATTTCTTGGGGGTCAGTCTTCCGGCTCGCGTGGGCAAAAGTACGCTGTGCATTTTCTTCATCACATGGCTTATGGGCAACCGCCCGGACGTTGCATCGGTCATGAGCGGACATTCTGACAAACTGACTAACGGCTTCTACGGCGAAGTGCTGTCCATCATAACTGACCCTGTGACCTACAACTGGGGCAAAATCTTCCCTGACGTTCAGCTTGTGGACAAAAGCGCAAAGGATGAAAGCGTTGACTTGAACCGTAAAAAGCGATTTCCTACCCTTACCTGCCGTTCCATTGGCGGCACGCTGACTGGTGCTGTTGAAATCGGCGAAGGTGGCGTTCTGTACAGCGATGACTTGATCGAGGATTTGGAAGAAAGCTTAAACGTTGAGCGTCTAAACAACAAGTACGATGCCTACCTGAACCAGTTGAAAGACCGTAAAAAGCAGGGCGCATTGGAACTGATGGTCGGTACGCGCTGGAACGTGCTTGACCCTATGGGACGCATCCAGAATCAGTATGCAGACAATCCTAAGTACAGATTCCGGGTGATTCCTGCTGTGGATGAGAACGGACACAGCAATTTCAATTATGACTATGGCGTTGGATTTGACGATGCCTACTATGCTGATATGAAAGCCAGCATTGATGATGCAACATGGTGGGCAAAGTACATGGGCAAGCCCTATGTGCGCGAAGGTCTGCTGTTCCCTGCCGATGAATTGCGGTATTTCAATGGCGTTCTGCCTGATGGAGAGCCTGATCGCAAGCTCATGGTCATGGATATTGCGTGGGGCGGCGGGGACTTCACCGCTTGCCCTATCGCTTATGTGTACGGCGATGCCGTGTTCATTCCTGACCTTGTGTTCAATAATGGCGATAAGACCGTGACTAGACCGGAAGTCGTGGGCAAAATTATCCAGCACAAAATCAACGTTGTGCGTGGAGAAGCTAACAATGGCGGTGACGAATACTGTGACGTGGTAGACAGTCAGCTTCGGCAACAGGGCTATCACTGCTCTGTTCGTAGCCAGCGTGCGCCAAGCGGTCAAAGCAAGCTGTCAAGAATCATCCAGTATGCGCCGGACATCAAACGGTTCTACTTCCTTGACGAGAAGCACCAGTCGAAAGAGTACAAAGCGTTCATGGAGCAAGTGACAATGTTCACGCAGCTTGGTAAAGTTCCGCACGATGATGCTCCGGACAGTCTGGCACAGCTTGCCGATGAACTTTACAATGGAATCAGTAAAATTGAGCCTGTCAAGAGGCCTTTTTGATTAAAAACACAATATATTGTGTTCGCTGGGTCTATTTATTTGATTTCACCACTTGACAAGGCTTATAATGTACGCAGGAAGTTTTGCAGCTTCCCTTAAAGGAATAGCTTGCACGCGGGGTTTTGTCATTTTTACTCGCGTGCGTGTTAACAAGCATATTCCTCCTTTCACCGGTGGAGGCTTTCTCACTCTTTCACCTTCACCGGACTTTATATGTTGCGTTTCCAATTGTTTGGGGAATGCCAGCCTGTCTCCCCCACGACTGGCAAGCAACGGTTCGATTCCGTTACGCAGCACAACCAACTACCTAGCTTTGCATGGACTTATTCTCTAAAACCTCCACCGCTATTCCCGGCTCTCAATGTGATGTTTAGACATGACATTGCAAAGAGCAGCGGTTAAACAATTAAGCCGGGTTTTTATGCTACATTAGCTTAGTATGGTTAGAGCACTCGGCTCATATCCGAGCATACATTGGTTCAAATCCATTATGTAGCACCAAAATTGCAGCTTACCCGTTTTACGTTTGTCCGACAACTGAATGTAAAGGCTGCAATGGTTTTCTTCGGGCGAAGAATAGCGCGGCTGGAAGTGCGAACAGTTTCCCAGTAGCTTCTGACAGGTCTGTGCTCAACAGCCTGTTTCCAGAAATCCAACGAAAGGAGCACAGATGGTAGCAAAAGTACGATGCAAGCGTCCTCGGAAAGACGCAAACGGCAATCCGTGTGATTGCGGACGTTATCTTGGCGAAGTGGAAGGTAAGTTTTCCCTTCTGTGCCCTCTTTGCCATTGGATTACAATTGGAGATTCCAACCTTCCAAAAGATACATGGGTCTCCGTTCCGAAGTTTAAAAACTGAATAGCTTTTGAAGCGCAGTTGTAAGCGCAGTGAGATAGACCTTAACAGGTTTGTCTTGCTGCGCTTTTTATTTTGCCGGAAAGGAGGAACACATGGCTGAGTATCAGATGGTCGTTGGCGGCTTTTTGAATAATCCGTTGACCGGACGCAGACCGATTGAAACGCCGGAGACGGAAATCAATCGGGAGAATGTGCTGAAAGTGGTAATGGGCAAGGCAGAGCCTATTCATCTGCTGAACAAGAATGAAATTCGCTTTCTGCACAACTACTACTTGGGTAGCCAGCCTGTCCTCCATCGCACGAAGGAGTATCACGCTGAAATCACTAACCGCATTGTAGAGAACCACGCCAACGAGTGCGTGGGCTTTTACACGGGCTACATGAGCGGCACTCCCTGCTCTTATGTGCGGTCTGAAACGGCAACAGGTGACGGTGAGGAAATCGCCCGGCTGTCTAACGCCTTGCAGTATGAAGGCAAAGATGCGCTTGATCGGCGGCTCTGGCAGTGGATGTTGGAGTGCGGACAGGGATACCGCATTGTTCTCCCCGACAAGGGGTACAACGGCAACTACCCGGACGAAACGCCCCTGCTGGTGGATGTTCCCGACCCGGATATGGCGTATGTGATTTACAACTCCGGCATCGGTCACAAGCCTATTGCCAACGTGCTGCATATCCCACGCAATTATCAGAACGACCTAAACGACCTGATTTGCGTGTATACGCCAAACCAGTATTTTGAAATCGACAACGGAAAGGTAGTTAACGAGGGAGGAAATGGTAAATATCATTCCCTTGGAATGTTGCCGATGGTCGAATACAAGCTGAACCCGGAGCGTATGGGTCTGTTTGAACCGGCTATTCCTGTTCTGGATGCCATCAACGACCTTGAAAGCAACCGTCTGGACGGTGTAGCGCAGTTCATCCAGTCCATCATGGTGTTTACCAATTGCCTTGTGGACAAGGATGCGCTCGATCAGGTCAAAGAACTGGGCGCAATGTGTCTGAAATCCACTTCTGGTCTGCCCGCTTCCGTCTCACAGATTGCAAACGAGCTTGACCAGCAGCAGAGTCAGACCTTGCTTGATTCTATGTTGAACGTGTACCGCAGCCTGACTGCCATGCCTAGTGCCACTGGCAGCGAGAACGCAACTTCTGACAACGTGGGCGCAGTTATCGTCCGCAACGGCTGGAATCACACAGAAGCAAGGGCGCAGCAGTACGAGAATATGTTCAAGTTCTCTGAACGCAAAAGCCTGTCTGTGATGCTGAAAATCTTGCGTGACACGGCTGGTTCTAAGCTGATGGCAAGTGACATCAACATCAAACTGCCGCGCCGCCAGTACGATAACCAGCAGAGCAAGGTTCAGATTTTCGCACAGATGCTTGGCCAGAGCATCGACCCGCAGCTGGCGTTCACTACGCCCGGTCTGTTCCCCGACCCGCAGGCCGCTTATGAAATGAGCAAGCCCTTCCTGATTGCCGCTGGCAAGCTGGGCGAGGATGGGAAAGCACCGAAGCCGCAGAAACAGCCCACAGACCATATTGTTGACGCTAACAAAATGGTCAATGAACAGGCTAATGCAAAGGAAGGAGAGCAAAAATGAAGAAGCTGTTTATTTCCTGCCCGATGAAGAATCGGTCGGAAGAAAATATTCGGATGACGTTTGACCGTTTGCACAAGATTGCCGAAGCAGTGTACGGTGAAAGCCTTGAGGTTATCCCAACCTATATCGAAGATAACCCGCCTAAGTGCAGAACTGAAGGGCTTTGGTATCTTGGCAAGAGCATCGAACTTCTCGCACAGGCTGATTATTTTATCGGCATTTGCGGCGATAACGCCTTTCAATATAACGGCTGTACTGTAGAAATTGATGCTGCAAAGTTGTATGGCGTTCCAGTCTATCTTGTTCCGACCGTTTTCGCCGCTCCTGATGTTGAGAAAGAAGAACTGGTTTACAACGGCGCAGGGGAACTAATCGACTAAAAATCAATCCGCATTAGCGGGCTGATATATTCCGGCAGGGAAGCCGGGATACAAATTTCGCAGCGTTGCAGGGAAGCAACGGTAAAAAAACGCAGGAGGAAATTAACGATATGAACTACAAAGCGTTACTTGGTGATGCCTACAAAGAGGGCATGACCGCCGATGAAATCATTTCTGCGCTTGAAAAGGTTGCAGACCCTAACGCAGAGATTGAGAAGCTGCGCAACGCCGTGACGAAAGCCAACAGCGAAGCCGCAGAGTACAAGAAGCAGCTTAAGGCAAAGCGTACCGATGACGAGAATGCCGCACAGGAACAGGCTGACAAGCTGGCAGAGATGCAGAAGCAGATTGAAGCCCTGACTGCCGACAAGGAAAATCTCGTCAAGGAAAAGACCCTTGCATCTTACCGTGAGAAGTTCGTTGCACAGGGTTATGACGCTGAACTGGCTGGCAAAGCTGCATCTGCACTGGCTGACGGTGACATGGACAAGGTGTTTAAGTTCCAGTCGGAGTTTATGACCGCCCATGACACTGCTTACAAGGCTTCTCTGCTGAAAGATATGCCCACACCTCCGGGTGCGGATGGCAATGGCAGCTCTGACAGCGAAGGTGTGGCGTTTGCTAAGAGCCTTGCAGCAAGAAAGAATGCCGAAAATAAGACATCGAGTGACGCATTGAACGCTTTCCATTAAGGAGGAAAACATGAAGTATACCACTACTCCGGTATCGGCTCCTGAAAGCACTATTCTGGCTGCTGATACCTACGTTGCCATTCCCTTTACTGTGACCGAAACCGATGTTGTAAAGGCTGGCTATCCCATGGCAAAGACTGGCAAGAAGGCTTCTGCCACTACCGGGGTTTCCGATGCAGCAGTTACCGACGCCATTGGCATTCTGCTGCACACCGTTGACCCGTCCGTCAACCCAAACGGCGCGCTGCTGATTCAGGGCGTTGTTGACCAGAAAAAGGCAAAGGCAAGTTCTGGCTTTTCCTTTACTGCTGATGACGTTGCCGCTCTGCATAAGGCTGTTCCCGCGGTCTTTTTCCGCGACAACATCGGCACTAATGCTTAACGGAGGTAAAAAACATGGATTTTCAGAAATATTTCACTTCCGATGCGATTGCTGAGTATTGGACGAATGATGTTACCAACGCTCAGGCGTTCGGCTCTGATGCTCTGTTCCCTCCGCGCAAGAAAGCCGGTCTGGAGCTGAAGTGGATTCGCGGTCACAAGGGCGTTGGCATCTCCCTGATGCCGAGTGCATTTGACACGAAGGCAACCTTCCGCGAGCGCAAGGGCTTTAAGATGTCTGAAACCGAGATGCCGTTCTTCCGTGAGGGATTCCACATTGACGAGAAAGACCGCCAGATGTTGATGGAGATTCAGAACAGCAACAGCACTTTTGCGGAGGAAATCATCGGCCGAATTTTCGATGATGCCGCAGAGCTGATTACTGGTGCTCGAATCGTTCCTGAACGTATGGCGTGGCAGCTGCTTTGCCCGGAGAACGGCAAGCCCGGTATCACCATCAAGGCAAACGGCATGAACTACATCTATGATTACGACCCGGATGGTACTTGGCAGGCAAAGAATTACAAGGCTCTTACCGGCAAGGCAAAGTGGGACGTTACCACTTCTACTCCCCTTACCGATTTTACCGCTGCGAAGGATGCAATCGCTGCAAATGTTGGCGAAACCATCACTCGCGCCTATATGAACACCAACACTCTGAATAAGATGATTGCTTCTGACGAAGTGAAGAACCGTTTTATGACGGTTACGGCAAAGTCTATTGCCGTTCTTACCCAGAGTGAAGCACGAGCTCTGGTTGAGCAGACTACCGACATCAAGATTCATCTGTTTGACAAGATGTACCAGCCTGAAGGCGGTGGTGATTCCGTCAAATATATCCCGGATGGCTATGTTGTTCTGGTTCCAGACGGCAAGGTCGGCGAGATGTGGTATGGCACTACTCCTGAAGAAGCAGACCTCCGTGCTGGTCTGACGAACGCTTCTGTTTCCATTGTGAACAACGGCGTTGCGGTTACCACCATCAAGGAGCCTCACCCTGTCAATACCAACATCATTGCATCTGAAATCGTCTTGCCGTCCTTCCAAAAGATGGACGCTGTGTACTGCATCAAGGCTTACTAAGGCGAAAGGAGGAAAGCAGCATGGGAGACCAGTATTCTGAAGCGGCAGTCAAGCTGGGGCAGTACATTGCTCCTGCACTTGACCGTGAAGTCACGGACGAGGACTACCCACTCTTCGACCTGCTGCTTGATTTCGCCAAAGACAAGATATTTGCACAGGGCTACCCTTTCGGCAACAGACCGGACGAGTTGCCCTCGCAATATCAGTCGTTGCAGATACGCATTGCAGCGGAACTGTACAACCACATCGGCGCAAACGGACAGACGAGCTATACCAACAATGGTATCACTCGTGTGTGGGAATCGTCCGATGTAGCGCAGTCCCTGCTTAACGAAGTGGTTCCGAGAGTAGGTGTTATCGACTGATGTTCAATGGAAGCCCGCTGGACAAGCGCCCGCTGTGGTATTCAAACCCCATCGGCGAGAAAAAACCTGTTGTGGACGAATGGGGAAACGAGACTGGCGAATCCGCATACGAATCGTGGAGCGAACCCGCAAAGTTGATGCTGAACGTCAGCCCGCCTACTGGTTCTGCTGAAGCAAGTCCTTTTGGGGCGTTCACGGATTACAGCTATGTGGTCAGTTCGTCCAGCAAAAAGCGCAACACACCGCTTTATGAAGGCACACACGTCTGGTTTCAGACGGACATTTCAAAGCCCTTCAACTACACTGTGGTCAAGGTCGCAGAGCATATCACGGATACGCTGTATGCGCTGAAAGAGGTGGCTGCAAGTGAAAATTAAAGTGAGGTTGAGCGATGCCGGACTTCGTGATGTGGAACGTCAGATACGGGAGTACAAGACCACCCTGAACAAAAAGGTGCAAGAGTTTGCAAAGTCGTTGGCTGACAAAGGGCTTGATGTAGCGAAAGTTCGCTTTGCAAATGCAGAATATGCCGGTAGCAACGATGTCTCTTGTCGTGTTGAGCAGAACGGAAACATTTGCACCATCATTGCAGAGGGCAAGTCAGTCGCCTTTATCGAGTTTGGTACCGGTGCACATCACAACGGATATGGCGGCGAACTGCCGCCCGGTGTTGGTGCACATGGCTCCTATGGTCAAGGCAAGGGTGCTGGCAGACGTTGGTACTACTACGGTGACCCCGGTAATGCCGGAACCTATGTGGATACCGTTCCCGGCAAAGGCCAGTTGAATTACACCAGCGGCAACGAACCGGCTATGGCTATGTGGGGAGCTGTTGAAGAAATGGCTTCTCAGGTAGAAGCAACGTGGAGGGAGGTTTGGAATAGTTGATTGATTATTTCAATTCTATCTTTACAGCTGTTGCCAAGGAACTGCGAAAGCAAGTGCCTGGTATCTTCGTCACTGGCGAAATCAATGACAGCAACGTCAAAAAGTTTCCGTGTGTGCAGATAGAGGAAAACAGCAACCTCCCGGTTCATCTGGATTCTGCCAGTCACAGCAAGTATGCCGCCGTTTCCCTGCGCGTGCGAGTCTACTCCAACAAGAGCACAGGACGCATTGCAGAAGCGCGTTCCATTGTTGGAATCGTGGATTCTGTTCTTGAACCGCTTAAATTTTATCGCAAATCGTTTGCCCCGTTGAATGGGCTGTACAACAATTCCGTCTATCGGATTGATTGCAGCTATGGGGCAACAATCGGAGAGGACGGAATGATTTACCGAAACTAAGGAGGTAAACATTCTATGAGTACTGCTATCTCCGGTCTGAATACCACCCTGTATTGTGGCGCTACCGAGTCTGCATTGACGAAGTTGTGTGACATCAAGGATGTCCCGGATATGATTTCCGATCCAAACCTTCTGGATGCCACCACCCTGTCTGATCCGATGCAGAAGCAGATTTTTGGTATTAACCAGTCCGATATTAAGGCGTTTACCGCAAACTACAACAAGGAAGATTACGAATCGGTGCAGAAAGCTGGCTACGATGAATCTGCCGAAGAGAACCCCGATAAGTACTATGCAATTAAGATGCAGGACGGCTCCGGCTTCACTTGGCAGGGCATGCACCAGGTTGGTTTGTCCGGCTTCGGCGTTGACGAGGTTGTGGAAATGACCATCAACTGCATTTTTCACACCAAGCCGAAGTTTGTTAAGGCGCTGACCATCAACGGCGGCTAAACCGCAAAAATCGAATCAATCAAACCGGGCAGAACTGAACAACGGATTTGGTTCTGCCCCTATTTATAAAGGAGAGCATTTATTATGGCTACTAAGGTTATCAACTTTCATTCCCCCGATGGCAAGAACACTTATGAGCTGACTTTCACCCGTGACAGCGTTGAAGCTACCGAGCGTGCAGGCTTTCAGATTGGTCAGTACACCCAGATGACCAACCTGCTGTCCAACTCCCGCGCCCTGTTCTACGGCGCGTTTATCGCCCGGAATCGTGGCATCAAGCGTAAAGTCGTGGACGAAATGTTTGCCCACATCGACGAGAAGGAAGAGCTGATGGCTGCGCTGCTTGAGATGTTCATGGACGCTTCTAAGTCTCTGCTGGCAACTGATACCGAGGACAAGACCGCAAAAAACGCAACGTGGGAGATTGTGTAACCGCACAATCTCAGGAATCAGACGGAGAGGGAGAGCCATTCTCCTTCTCCAAGCTGTTCCATGATGTAGAAGCCTATTACATCTCCATCGGCATGACATACGACCAGTTCTGGTACGGCGATGTCTGGCTGGCGAAGGTCTACCGTGACGCAGAAGAGCTACGGGAGCGCAGAGCTAATGCAGAAGCATGGAGAAACGGTTTTTACATGGCATCTGCGCTTTCCTCTACGGTTGGCAATATGTTCCGAAAGAAAGGGTCTAAACCTATCAAGTACATGGACAGACCGATTCCCCTTACCCAAAAGGAGAAAGACGAGTATGAATACCAACGCGCAGTTGAGGCGCAGGAGCGAATCAAGAGAATGATGTTCTCTATGATGGAAAGTGATGGTGGTAGTGATGCCTGATGTTGATATTACGAGCTTATCCGTAGAGATTTCTGCGGAATCGCAGGGTGCAGAGCTTAATATCGACAAGCTCGCTACCGCCATTTCTAATTTGCGAACGAAAGGCAACGTCACAAAGGTTGTGAACAGCCTTGACAGGCTGGCCGGTTCTATTGCAACGCTGAAACAGGCATCTGCCGGAATGTCCGGGCTGGACAAAATCACCAGCTTTCTGAATTGGCTTTCCAACGTCAACCCGACCGCAAGCGCAAAGAGCATCAACACGGTTGTGAATGCCATCAAGAAGATTCCTGCGGCTGTGTCCGGCTTGAATGGCGTGGACTTTTATTCCATGTCTGGAAGCATTACTCAGCTCACTAACGCTTTGGCTCCATTGTCCATTCTGGACGCATCAAACCTTAAAGCTCTTGGCAGTGCTTTCAATGCGATCGGAAAGGTTCCTGACCTGACCGACAAGCTGAAAGCGACAGACCTTGATTCTTTTGCAAGTTCTTGCCAGAAGATTTCCGTCGCCCTTACTCCCCTTGCATCTCAGCTCGACAAGGTGGGCAATGCTTTTGCAAAGCTTCCGCCCCAGTTGAGCAAAGTCGTGACGCAGGCAAACCGTGTGACTGCTGCCAACGAAAAGCAACGTAAGAGCTATCTCAGTCTGTCCAATCAGATGAACGGCTTTATGCGAAACATGGCAAAGCTGGTTTCGCTGAAAGCTATTGCTGAGTATCTTGGCAAAGCTGTTGCGAAATTCAATGACTTTTACGAAGCGACAGACCTGTTTCATAATGCCATGGGCAATTTGAGTGGTGAAGCCGACACACTCATTAGCAAGATGCAGAGGTTGCTTGGCGTTGACCCGACCAAAGCAATGACCTACATGGCTACTATTCAGAGCTTAGGCACTTCGTTTGGTTTGGCTAGCGATAAGGCTTACGTTCTTTCCAAGAATTTGACCCAGCTTGCCTATGATGAAGGCTCTTATTGGAACAAGGATGTTGCCGAAACCTTTACCGCAATGTCCTCTGCTATCTCTGGTGAGATTGAACCTATTCGTCGTCTTGGTGTTGACCTGTCTCAGGCGCGGTTACAGCAGGAACTTCTTGCCCTAGGCTTTAACAAGCAGGTTTCCAGCCTGTCTCAGGCAGATAAAGCAGTTCTGCGTTACATTGCTATTATGAAGCAGACCGCCAATGTGCAGGGTAATCTTGCACAGACAATTCAAAGCCCTGCGAACCAGATTAAGATTCTGAAAGCGCAGTTGGATATGCTGGCGAAATCTGTTGGCTCTCTGCTCTACCCTGCCATGAAATCCATTCTTCCCCCGCTGATTGCCGCTGTTCAGCTCATTCGAGAGTTTGTAGAGTGGGTAGCAAAGCTGATGGGCGTGAAGGTTGTGTTTACCGATTTCACTAAGAGCGCTGACAGCGTTGGCGGCATCGGCGACGCGATGGATAACACGGCAGATTCGACAAAGAAAGCCGCCAAAGCCCTCAAGGACTACACGATGGGCTTTGATGAACTGAACATCATCGACCCAACGCAGGGAAGCTCTGGCAGCGGTGCATCTGCTGGCAACATCTTGGGCGATGTAGACCTGTCCGGCTACGATATGTTCAAGCAGTACAACGAAGAATTCGCAAAGCAGATTGATGCTGTTAAGCAAAAAATCAAAGATATGCTCCCGATTATCGGCGCTGTTACCGCTGCACTCGCATTGTGGAAAATCGTCAATTTTCTGACGGATATCGCAACGGCAATTTCCAAAATGACGGATTTGCAAAAGCTAGCTCTCTCGATCGCAACAGTCGTTGTCGAAGCATCGTTAGTGTTCAGCTTTGCGAAGGGCTACGCATCTAGCGGGAATCCTCTCGAACTTTTAGGTGAAGTGGTATCTGCCGCATTTGGCTCTTTTGTTCTTTGGCGCACGATTGGCGCAGATGGCATAACGCTTGGCATGGGTATCGCGTTTGTGGCAAGCCTTGCCGGACTGACTTACGCTCTTGGCACTGGCGAAGCAAATCTTGGCAATGCAAGCACATGGATTCAATCCGCTTTAACTACTGCTTTTGGTTCCATTGCGGGCATCACGTTGCTCACTAATCTTGGAGTAGCCACTAGTACAGCCGCAACGCTTTCTATTGGTCTTGCCGGACTTATCACATTTTCGGGAATCACATTCTCTCTTGGCGAAAAGCTGAAAGAATTTCCGGTTCTTGATACCATCATTGCTGCTTTAATGGGAATTTTTGGCGGCGTTGCTGGTGCTGGCGTTGCATTGCTTGTTGGCGCAAGCCTTCCTATTGCTGGAGCTGTTGCCGCTGCTGGTGTCGGTATTGGCCTTGTTCTTCACTGGGCTGGTATTAAATGGGGCACTAAAGAGAGCGGCGAAAAAACAGATGCTGCCGCAGAAGCCGACATTAAAATGCATTATGTCGAAAATGTTTTTGAGCAGCGCATTGAAGCCATCAAGCAAATTATCGTTACCAAGTGGAATGCGGCCATTGATTTTATGACTTCTCTTCCCGGAAAGGTTGGAGATGTCATAAATAGCATTGGCGAGTGGTTTAGCTCTCTTCCTGAAAAAATCGGCTATGCCCTTGGCTTTGCCGTAGGAAAAATCGGAGAGTGGGTTGGAAACATGGTCGTTACTGTAACAACCGAAGTTCCAAAAATCGTTTCGTCTGTTGTTAAGTTTTTTGAAGAACTGCCTGGAAATATTTGGACTGCAATTCTCAAAGCTCTTGACGTTATTTCTAAATGGCGGGAGCGTATGATAGCTTCCGTTGTTATTGAAATTCCAAAAATCATTTTGTCCATTGTCGGTGAGTTCAAAAAGCTTCCTGACGAATTAAGAAAACTTGGCAAATTCATTTGGGACGGCCTAATCAACGGTCTAAAAGATGCATGGAGTACCGTTACAAATGGTATTAAGAGTTTCACTGATGGTTTTATCAATGGCTTCAAGGAAGCTCTCGGCATTCACTCCCCTTCTACTGTGTTTGCGGGAATTGGTGGTTACATTGTTCAAGGTCTTGCAAACGGCATTATAGGCGCACTGGGTTATGTGCAAAACGCCATGAACCAGCTGGCAGACCTTGCAAAGCAGAAAGGCACTGAACTTGTCAATGCCGGTACTGAATCCGCAACCAATTATGTCAACGGATTTATCAGCGGTCTTGACAGCAACATGGAAAACTTTAAGAACAGCCTGCAAAACGACTTGTTTGGCACGATTCAGTCTCTTGTAGATGCCTTCAAAAATGGAGACGGAAAGACGATTGGCTCTGCAATTGTCGCTGTGGTGTGGGATGTAATGGGCGAAAGCAATCGTAATGAAGTCAAGACATTTGCGGGTAATCTGTTGTCAAATCTTACGTCTTCTTTAAAAAAGATTGCTGGTGACGTATTCAATTCTGCTTCCAAAATCGGAAAAAACATCTGGTCTGGCATCACAAGCCATTTCGGTGATATTGTGAACAGCGTTGGCAAAGTTGGCAACAGTATTTACAAGGCTTTTTCTTCTCTGAATGGCCCTCTTTCGAAAGCTGCGTCCCAGATCAGTAATGGTCTACTTGGTGGTCTTGTTAGTAAGTTTCCCGAAATTCTCACTGGTGTTGCAGGAGTTATTTCCTCTATCGGCGGAGCGTTCATGGGAATTCTTGAATCCATCGGTAGTGTTCTTACCGGCTTGGGCATCCCGACTGGTGTTCTGATGATTGCCGGTGGTGTTGCAATTGCAGCTGCAATCGCAGGAATCGTATCCAGCCTCGGAGGAAGCTATTCTTCTAGCAGTTCTTCTGATTATGTTGGAACTCCTGCATATGACGCAGCAACCGGTTCCACTACATCCACAGGAAGCTACTACAGCAGTGCATCTGCGTCCGGAGTATCTTCTAGCGAGCTTCGTGATGCAGTTCACGACGGGTGTTACAACGCGTTTATCGAAATCTTCCAACGGTACGGAGACGAAATTTCCGGAGGAAAAGAACTTAAGATTTACCTTGACAGCAAGCAAATTACAGCTTCTGTTGAACGCCAGCAAGCAGACCGTGGTGTTCAAATCATGGGTAATGAGGTTTACAGCTATTAAAGGAGGCGACGGTATTTTATGCAGGCACTTGTAACGGTGAATGGCGTAGATTTGCCGGAGCCTTCTTCTTATAATGCTACAACGAGCACGATTGTTGACTCTGGACGAAATGTTCAGGGCAAGGTAGTTGGAGCTGTTGTCAGACATGACGTTGCAAAGGTGGCCATGAAATGGAATTACCTCACGGCTCAACAGTGGGCTTCTGTTATCGGGCCGTTTACAAAAAATTTTTACTGCACAGTTCGATTTTATAATCAGACAACAGCTTCTTATTCAACGCGTCAGATGTATGTTTCAGACCGCACGGCTGGAATGTGGAGAAGAAGTTCTAAGACTGGAAATGTGATGGGTTGGACGGATTGCTCTCTTTCTCTTGTGGAGGTGTAACATGGTACAGCCCTCTAAAAAATGGCTTGATAAGTTCAAGCAAACACTTGTTCCGGAATCTTTTATCGAAATCACATATCATGCATCTGACGACAAAGCTCAGGAAGATGCAATTGCAAGTTCTGGCTCACAGACTTCCTTCAGTAGCGCTTCCTCTGTTACGAATCTTGAAACCGATATGTTCTGCAAATACGCAACCGGAGAAAAAAATTTCTGGATTTTAGACGAAAGCATGCTTCTTGTTCCAGATTCTGAACCGTATGAAGATGTAGGATATGTAAGCGGAGAATGCGTTTTCGATTTGAACCACCCAACTATCACGTTTTCTTTTAGTAAGATTCATCAAGAGAAAATTCCGGGTCTTACCATCATTTGGTCTACAATTTTCAATGAGTTTGCAAAATCTTTTTCTGTGAAAGCCTATTCCGGTTCTTCTCTCATTTCTGAAGTTTCAATAACCGACAATGAATCCGTTGAGTGCCCTGTTGATTTTGAGATTTCGGATTATGACTCTATTGTAATCGAAGTTCTTGAATGGTGCATTCCGGAAAGACGTGCCAGAATGGAACAAGTCGAGTTTGGACAGCGTGTTAGATTCTATAAGTCCGATTTGCTGTCTTATACGCACGAATCCAAACGAGACCCGATTTCCGGTCAGTTATCGAAAGATTCCATTTCGTTTTCTGTCAATAACAGTGAACAGCGTTGGAATCCGGTCAATCCTGACGGCCTTTATAAATACTTATACGAACGACAAGCTGTGTTTGTTCGGTACGGGATGGACATTGATGGGACAACCGAATGGATTAACGGCGGAAAGTTTTATCTTTCTGGTTGGAGCACACCATCGAACGGTATCACGGCTTCGTTTGAAGCAAGAGACGCACTTGTTTTCTTGTCTGACTCAACCTACACAGGTAGAACAGCGGGCACTCTGTATGAGATGTGTTATGACGCGTTGGAACTTCTTCATGTTTCTGGAATCACTTACTCGATCAGTGAAGAGTTAAAAAATTATTCCACAGAACTTCCCTCCAATTCTTCTTACAAAAACTCTGATATTCTTCAGCTTTCCGCAAATGCTGCAGGAATGGCACTATACCAGACAAGAGATGGCAAAATCAAAATTGAACGAGTTGATTTTTTGCCAAAAAGTTCTGAAAACGTCTATGAAATCTCCGAACTCAACAACTACGATTATCCAGAAATTACATTCTCGAACAAACTGAAGAATATTTCCTATTCAGCTGGAAACGGGTCATCTTTTTATCCTAAAGGTGCAACCGGCGACGGTGTAACGCAAAGCGTCAGCAATGCCCTTCTTTCAAACTCTATTATTGAACAGCCGAAAAATGTTTTAACTGAATCCTACAAAATTCTTTCCAATAGACGAAAGGCAAGTCTTTCTTATAGAGCAAGTCCTCATAATGACGCATTTGACTTTTTTAAGCTGAACCATCAATTTGGATATTCGTCTAATATTCTCGTAACTGACGTGAAGTATACGTATAATGGTTGTTTCAAAGGCTCTGTTACCGGCTATATGATTGAGGATGTTAGCTCTCTCAAACTTAACGCATCTGAAATTTTTCTTTTCCCTTCTAATGCAATTACTCTTACCGCAACGCTTTCTCCTGCTACGGCTGATTCTCCCGTTGTCATTTGGTCTTCTTATCCTTCTGGTATTGTAGACCTTAGTGTTGTAAAAAACGAGCGTGGCGTTTCTGTATGTAATGTGACGTATCTTCATGAGGGAACCACAACTATCACCGCTACAGTTTCGGGGCTGTCCGCGACGTGTACAGCGGCAACAACGGCAAACGTTCTTTCTGATTTTACAGAAGGTTCTATCGTTAAACTTACTGAAAACGGAACGTGGCACGAGTTCGTTGTCGCAAAGCATGACTATGAGCCGGGCCTGAATGAAACTGGGAACACGCTGCTTGTCAGGAAAGATGCCATTGCTAATGGTATCGAATGGAATAGTAGCAAGGTTAACACCTATGCGAATAGCACGATTGATAATTATCTCAACGATAATTACAAAAACGCTTTGTCGAGCTTTGTGAAAAGCAAGCTGAGAAGAACGACGTTCTATTACACGCCCGGTAACGGGAATAAAAAACTTACAACTCTTTCTCGCAATGTTTTTCTGCTTTCTGCAAAAGAACTCGTGTTCGACGATTGGGCGGACGGCCGAATGTGGGGCAAGGGATGCAACGGAGAGGGAATACTTCTTCCTACGGCATCTCTTCTCAAGGATACCCCGTATGACGCTGACGAGTCTGCGCATTGTCAGTGGACTAGAACACCGGTTTATGATAACCGATATTTCGGCATTCCGAGTGGTCATAATACTGATTCCATAGTCGGAACGTACTATTATCCAAGCCGTGATTATTTTGGATACAACTGCTTTGGTGTATATGGTACATACAAATCGTGTTACCGTCCCGCATTTACTTTGCCTAACAACCTGAAAATTGGTTATGACAACAGGATTGAAGAATAGGAGGACGCACTATGTGGGTTACTGATCGAACGCAATCCGATGTAGATCGAGTAAAGTTCATCACAGAAAAGGCAAGGTCTGGTACATGGACGGATGACGAAAAGCGGGAATGGTTTGCTGGAATGAAGGGCGCTTTGAATTATACGGATTTTAACCGTATCGAATCCGGCATTCAGGAACTTGCGTCCATTGTTGGAGCGAATGTATCCGCTAAAACGGACTGGATGATTGATAGCTACATGAAGCGATCAGACGCTGTTCGTTGGCTCTCCAATATTTCCGCTATCAGAAGTAGGTGCGCAGGATTGGATTCAACGCCAGATGTTCCGGCCAACATGGACAGGCTTTCATTCTCAACGATGAACCAGATCGAACAGGTTCTGTATGACATCGAAATGCTCGCTAAAACGCGTGTGACATTCTCGGGTGAATTCACCTGTGGGGAGGGACAGTATGGTTTTTGAGGATCGCGTTGCAAAATATCCGGGCCGTTGGACAATGGTTAAGGAGGATGGCACATCGGAGGTTGTAACGCTTGTACGAAACGATGAGCCTAGCGTTGAGGGTACTCCCATCAACGCATCAACGCTTAATGAACTGAGCACTGTTGCAGGCGCTTTAAACGCCGCAGAAGAAGCAAAAGAAAGTGCGGCACAGAGTTCGACCAGCGCAAAAGCCGCCGCTGCAAGCCAGACCGCCGCGAAAGCGTCCGAGGCGGAGTCTGCCAAGAACCTGCAAGGAACCAAAGAATATTTCGAGCAGGTGCGCACAATCACCATCGGCGCACAGGGCTGGTATGCAACACCGGAAGCACTGGCTACATCTGTACCGGTGGGCGAAAACGGCTGGTGGGCAGTGGTCGGCACGACCGATACCATCTGGACGTGGGACAGCGACACGAGCGCGTGGAAGGACAGCATACAGAAAATCGACCTGTCCGACTACTACACACGGGAACAAGTAAACAGGCTTTTTGAAGCGCAAAAGCTTGCAGACCATCCCGTCGGCAGTATCTACCAGAGCACCGACGCCACCAGCCCCGCCGCGCTGTTCGGAGGCACATGGGAGCAGATCGCGTCTGA